TCCCTGGCTATTATCCTATATTTAATTATATTATATATTACTTCAGTTCTTTAAGAAAAGCATTAATAATATCTTCATCACTTTTGTCAATAGAAAGAGAACCAGTAATTGTCTTATTCCTATCTAGCTTTTTAAGAACATCATAACCAGTCTTAAGGTCCTTTTCCATTGATTTAAGCATTTCAACAATGTCTTTTACAGAGAAGTCCTTTACAAACCCCTCACCAAGAACAAGAGAAAGATATTCAATAATCTCCGCGGCGAGTTCTTCACGAGTATCATTAAGATCCTCTTCTGCATTATATCTTTTTAATGCGGCTCTCAACTCTTCCTGGAATTTATCTTCAAGTTCATCTGCTGAGGTACCAGCCTTTAGTGCTTCATATAGATCCATATAATTTTCTCCTTTATTATTTTCTATATATATTATAACAAAAATTTTTTAAGTTTTCAAGTGGTGGCGGTCAGTAAGATAGGTTTTTTTTATATTATATCATAAATTTTTTAATTTGTCAAGCTGAGGATCGGGCGGCAGCGGCCATATGAGAGATGGGATGAGTGCCGCTGCCGCCTTGATGAATTTTGGGAATCTAGGGAACGGGTTCGAAAAAGCCAAGGTTCTGGAAAAAAAGCCCATATAGGACTGGAAGGGGAGAAGCGGGCCTGGGCGGTGGCCCGCGGCCCGACAAAATTTGGAACCTATAACCCTTTATTATACCATAACCCGCAATGTTTTGTCAATAGGTTTTTGAAAATAAAAAAGAGGATTATTCATCCTCTTCATCATCACCAATGGGATTTACATCAACATCATAATTAAAATGAGTATCAGTATCACAATTAAAAAGCTTTTCTGCTTGTTCAATTGCATCCCATTTATTAACAGCATCATCAATAGTATAATTAATAAGAAAAGTTACATCATATTTCATTTGTTTATCTCCTTTTTTTTGATGATTTAATTATAACTGATTTAAAATTATTTGTCAAGAACTTTCTTTAAAAAATCATAAAGAATGTTTCCCACGAAAGTGCCAACAAAAACATAACTAAGAATTTCTAATGTTGTCATATTATTTTATCCTTTCTGGAGATGGAAGAAGATTTATTCTTCTTCCATCTCAAAACCGCAAATGGGGCAAAGACATCCGTACAATTCTACATCAGACCAGTCACATTCATAGATAGGCTCACCGCACTCGGGACAATGATAAAATCTTTCATCCCAATCTACAAGACAACCATAAGCCTGTTCGGCAATTTCAGCATTAAATTCCCATGTCTTCATATTTTTATTTTCCTTTCTCTTTTGATGATTTAATTATATCAAATTAAGATTGAGATGTCAAGTATATTTCTTCAAAAAAATCACATGCCCATCTTGCTAACTGGAAAGCATGGAAAGGAAAAGTTAATTTTGATGCACATTCATAAATCCAAGAAATAATCTGAGATTCCGGCTGAATCCACTCACACAAGAGGAAATCAGAAAAGAAGAAAACACTGTCGGGATGTTTAGTAGATGCGCCCCAAAGCTCAAGAATGGTTTCTTTATCGGAAAGCCTGGAATAAAGTTTATACATTTTTAATCCTCCTCTTCCTCGGTGAGTTCACCAAACATTGTGCAAGTACAATTCCATCTTTCTGTATCTTCAGCAATTGCTTTAAAAATGGCATCTTTACAAAAATCAAATAACCAGTCTTCCCAGACGGCATAGTCTCCATGCTTAACAAGATATGTATCCATCTGCCTAAGAAAGTCAATTCTCAGTTCAACCATGTTTTTATTCATCTTTTTTCTTCCTTTCTTTTGATGATTTAATTATATCAGATGGGGAAGCGTTTGTCAATACATTTCCCATCCGTTAATATCACCAAATTTATCCAATGCTTTATAGATTCTTTTGGTCATTTTTTTACACCAATGCGGGTAATCTTTCATAAAATCTATCGCCCACTGAGTAGCAATGATTTCGGAAGGAAGAGAAAAATAAGCTTCATTTTTTCTATTGTCAGATTCTTCAGAAAATTTTAAAACCTGTCGGCACAAAATTTCATATTCTAAATCTTCATCTGTTAAACTTTTCATTGTGTAATGATGTCCAATTTCATGAAGAAGGGAAAACAGAAAATAATCTCTTTCTGTAACTGTAAAATCAAGAAAATCTGAAATCCACTGTCTATGAAAATCATCAACAGAACAAGTAAAAGGCGTAAAATAAACTGTGCAGGTCTCAAGGTCATAAGAAAAATCATCACCTAAAACCACTCTTACATCAAAGTTTTCAAGGACTTTAGCAATTACGTTTCTAAATTTTCTTTTACCTTTCATGTTATTTCCTCTCTTTCTTTCTATAAAAATTATAATATATTTTTTAGGAAAATGTCAACAAGAAAAATTAAACAAAAATCTGCTGAAAATTTGTGCAGAATACATATTGACTTGGAACTCGGGCCCGCGCTGGTTGTGCGCGGGCCGCCCATTATACCATAAAAATTTAGGGTTGTCAATAGTAAAAATGCACAAAAAAAATGGCTTTTTGTCATGTTTTTTGACAAAAAACCATTTGAAAAGTTGTCAGACTATTCACTTTTTGGGCGGACGCTGTTTGATTAAATCCAGCTTATAGTGATTTCCGCCAACATTAAACTCAATAATCTTGCTTTTGTTGGTAATTTCCGTTTCAAAACCCTCAGTTTTCAGACAATTTGCAAGAATTTCGATGAGTTTTTCCTTTTCTTCATCGGGTTTCCGCTCTTTTTTGACAGTTTTTCGGGGCTTGTCTGATTTGGCTTCGTGGTTGATTTTATTTTCTTTAGCCTTTTTAGTAAGCTCTTCCACGATTTCATTTTCAAGATACCCTTCGTCCTCAAGCCAAACCTTAATTGCTTCATCCTTCGGAAGCTGAAGGGATTCCATGTATTCCTTAATGTCAGAGTCGGGGATGCGAATGTTTTTACCGTTCAGATTGTAAGTCATGTGTTTTACCTCTTTTCTTTTGATGGTTTAATTATACCACATCCCTTATCTTTTGTCAAGAGGGGAAGAAAATTTTCTTCCCCTCTTTTTCAAAGTCATGCCTTGATGGAGAAGTAGGGAACCTTCTTCACATATTCCTTGACAAGGATTTCACCTTTCACAAGGTCAGTAAGCAGATGCGTGATACGCTGATTCGTCAGACCGCCAATAGACGGGATTTCTGCCTGAAGCTCCTTAATGCACTTCGGGGCATCCGCATCGGTGAGGAAAGCGATAATGTCAGCCTTGAAACCCTCATTGTCAATCTGAGTCTGAGTCGGCTTCTTTGCGGAAGTGCGCTTCTTGTCCAGAAGAGCAATTTCCTTATCAATGAAAGCAACCATGTCGGCATTGTCAGCAACGATAGAACGGATAGCAGTGAACATCTCTCTCTTAGTCATACTTAGCACCTCTTTCTTTTGTTTGTTTTTTTTTATCTTACATATTTATTATATCACAAGGCTTTTGTTTTGTCAAGAACTTTTTTAACTTTTTTAACTTTTTTAAAAGTTTTTTGTGGTTGACTTCTTTGACTTTCCTTACCTTGTATATAAATTATATCAAATTTTTTTTAAAATGTCAAGAAGTTTTTTTGGTAGAGATTGTATACATTATGTATACAATCTCTTTTCCATTTTCTTGTGCTGTCTCAGACAGTGAGCAAAAATTACAGTTTCAATCAATACATCTTCTAGACCTGTATGAGACTCATCGAAATCCTCAATACCTGAGATGTATCTATAAAGAATTTCAGCAGTTAATCTACACTGAGGAGTTTTATGCTTTGTCATGTATCCTTTTTCATTACAGAAGCGGATATATGATTTCTGCTTTCCAATGACCTGCCTGCTCATTTTTAGCGTATCCCAAATTTCAACAGACTGCGGAAAGAAGAAACGAAACTTTGAATCACTAATGTATCTGATAGTGTTATTCAATGCTCTTACATCGAATCCAGCATTATGAGCGAATACATTTTTAATTCCATATTCTTTTAAGTCATCCTTAAAAGCTTTCCAAGCTGTCCAGATGCTTACAAGCTTGCGCTGTCCAGACTGAATCTCATTCCAATAGTTCGGAATCTTTTCCGCATAATATGCGGATGTCATAACATCCTTCATCCCTACAAAAGTTTCATAAAGGACGAATGAACGAGTTTTGTATACATTACCACGCTTGTCACAGATTGCCCATCCGATGTCATATACAAGCGACTGTGACAAATCAAGCTTGTCATCTTTTGTGACAATACCGTTGCAGGTTTCAGTATCCAGACCCATATAGTACTTTCTTCTCTTGTCCATTGGTGTTTTCCTCTTTTCTTGTTTTCTATGTCTTTATTATATCATGGGTTTTAGTGTTTGTCAAGAGTTTTTTTTATTTTTTTTGAAGTGTTTTTGCTCTCTGTTCCCTTGACAAGTATAATTATAGCAGATGGGGGAAGGGTTTGCAATATCGGAATGTTGCACAAATTTTGGGATTTTTTTGGCTTAAAATTTGTGCAAATTTTCTCTTGACAAAAAGTGCGGCGGTGTGGTATAATGGAATTTCGGCGCTTTTGCGCGCAAAAGCGCCCCGACAAAAAAGCATCCCCCGAAGGGGATGCCCAAGAAAGGAGGAACGAATATTGTCAGTAGAGTGGACAGCTGAGGATTCGAACCTCAGATTTGCAGGCAAGGGCTAGCACCTTGTTGACCGCCGTCTCCCATTGAACTACTGCCCCATAATAGTGCGGTTTTAAGGGATGACCGCAAACCCTTAACCTTACTCCTCAGTGTCCTCAGAGCCGAGGGAGAAGTAAGCGACCTTTTTGATGTAGGTACGCTTGACCTCACCGTTCTTGCGAAGGTCAGTCAGCATATGGGTTACACGCTGATTGGTCAGACCTGCGATTGCAGGGCAAACCTCGGCAAGACCCTTGATGGTCACAGGCTCGTCAACCTCGGTCAGTGCGGCAAGAATGTTAGCCTTATAGTTTTCATTTTCAACCTGAGTCTTAGTGGGCTTACGAGAACCAGACTTCTTCTTGTCAAGAAGCTCTACCTCATGGTCAATGAAAGCGACCATCTCAGCGTTGTCAGCAACAATCTTACGAATCTCAGCATACATCTCTCTCTTAGTCATAATCAGCACCTCTTTCTAAAATTTGTTTTTTGTTTTCTTTGTATCTTTATTATACTTTATTTTTTTAAGTTTGTCAAGAGTTTTTTAAATTAATTTTTTAATGAGTTGTTTCGGCGGGTCTCTCATGATTTTTACCTCTTTCCTTTTGTACCTTTATTATATCATGTATTTTATTCTTTGTCAATATATATTTCAACAAGTTTCTTAGTAATGTCTTTCATCAAGACAGGCATGAAAGAAGAGTTTTCTATATCTTTATAAGAAATATCATAATCATAATTCACTCTATCCTCAACACCACCAATGATGTCATCAATAAAATCATCTATATCAATATGAAGGGTTCCAATTTTTGTAAGCGTATAATATCTTTTATCCATTTTTTTCTTCCTTTCTTTCTTTTGTACCTTTATTATATCATAGCTTTTTTTATTTGTCAAGGTTTTTTTAAAGATTTTTTTCAGATAATCAGAAGGCGCGAAGCTCTGCCAACTACCTTATTTTTTCTTTTTCTCTTACCTTGTAAATACATTATAACAAAAGTTTTTTAAAAAATCAAGAGGTGATTTTGCACTAATTTTGGGATAAATGTTTGTGCAAGTTTTTTGCGGTTTTTGCTTGACAAAATGTGCGGGATGTGGTATAATGGAAATTTCGCGCTGAGCCGATGGTCAGCGCGGCGACGAAAAAAAAGCGGATGATTAACAATCATCCGTAAAGCAACCCATGTAGGGGTCAAAACCGCAGTCATCATCAATGTTCGCAGGTTCATAGTCTTCGTCCTCATCATCATCAGACCCAAAGACATCGTCCTGACACTTGAGGCAGATGCCAGAAATGAGAATCTCACGCTCAGAAGCGTCAAGATAAGGGAAGCAGTTCTGAACAAGTTCGCCAGAACCCCAAGCGAGGTAATCTTCCTCATTTACACCAACAACAGAAACATGACCACAGAACGGGCAACGGACTTCGATAGTAATCTTCTTCATTTTATTTTTTCCTTTCTTTCTTTGATGATTTAAGTATAACATAAGGGGTTGATTTTGTCAACCATTTATTTATCTTTTTTGCGATGTTTAATAAGTTTCAAACTGTATTCCTCACCATCAAGGGAGAACGTAAGTTCAGTTTCTGTCTTGATTCCAAGGGTTTTTGCTCCCATTCCTTCAAACAGAACTTTGCAACAGTAGAGAAGATGTCTCTTTTTCTCGTCAACCTTGCGCTCTTTTTTGGCGGGCTTGCGCGGTTTATCAGAGGTTTCATAACGCTTGATGCCGCTTGCTTTAATTTCCATTTCCGCCATCTCTTCAGCTTCTTCTCTTGTAACAGGCTCTCCATCCTGTTCACACTCTTTCATGATTCTTGCGATGAGTTTTTCTTTATCCATGTTTATCTCTCCTTTCTGAAATCATTATAGCATGAACAGGATGTTTTGTCAAGAGTTTTTTAAAAATTCATAATGCAATTTTCAATTTTGTATTCTCTATACCAAGAAACAAGATTCATAATCGCATCTTCAACGGTGAGCCTGGTAACATCATCTCCATCCCAAGGACATCCCATAGATTCAACATCCCCATATTCATGTCCATAAGAAAAGTAGTGGCAAACAAAATCGCCATTATTCCAAGGAAAACGAATCTGTAAACCATCATGAATAGTATTAATAGTATGAGGAATTTTTTCTGAAGTGCAGAGATTGGCAAGTGCAAGAATCGGCTTAGCATAGTCGGGATTAATCATCATTTTTTCCATTTTTATTTTCCTCTCTTTTTCTTTTGTAACTTAATTATAACAAATAAATATTTGTTTGTCAAGTACAAATTTTGGGATTAAAAACATTAAAAATTTGTGCAAATTTCCTATTGACAAAAATGGGCGAGGTATGTTATAATGGAGTTTCGGCGCGAGGCGAACCATCGCGCGCCGACAAACAAAAAAAAAAGACAGCTACCTTTTAGTAGCTGTCTTTACTTAGCCGCTCAAGCGGCAATGGAGAAGTAAGGAACCTTCTTTACATACTCCTTAACCACAACCTCTGCCTTGACCAAATCGGTCAGCAGGTGGGTGATGCGCTGATTCGTGAGGTCTGCCATCTCAGGCACCTCAGCCTGAATCTCCTTGATGCTCTTAGGAGCATCCACCGCAGTGAAGTACGCCATCAGCGTAGCCTTGAAGCCCTCATTCTGAATCTGGGTTTTGGTAGGCTTTTTAGAAGCACTGCGCTTGTTGTCGAGGAGTTCCACCTCATGGTCAATAAAAGCAACCATGTCGGCGTTATCAGCAACTGCCTTACGGATTTCTGCGAACATCTCTCTCTTAGTCATAATTCATACTTCCTTTCTTTTTTGGTTTTCTTTTGTTTTTGTACTTTTATTATATACTATATTTAATTGTTTGTCAAGAGTTTTTTTCAAGATTTTTATTTGTTGGGGAAGTGGAAGTTGTGTTTACCGCGGATACACATTTCTCACTTCAAGGACTTCATCTCTGTCATCCTCTTGACTTTTGTAACTTTATTATAGCAGATTTTTTAAAAATTGTCAAGGGGTTCTCAAAAGTTTTTGAAAAATTCTTTCGGTGTCCTCTCCTATTACCTACCTGTGCGTTGGTAATATACGTACCTATGTTTCAAGGCTCCCGACAAGTTTTCTTGTGATGGTCGTCACCGCCCCTTGACAATTATAATTATAGCAGATTATACCAAAAATACAAGTGGTAATGTTGCACAAAATATTAGGAAAAAATTTGTATAATTTGCCGAGTAAAAATCACTTGACAAAATCTGTGCGGTATGGTATAATTGAAAATTCGGCGCCAGAGGAACGCTGGCGCCCCGCCATTTATCAAGAGGGAAATTTCAGTTTTCAAATTTAAAAACCCCTTCTAAAAATCAGAAGGGATTTTAATTATTTATTTCTAATTTTTGCCCAGACCTTTTCTCTGTGCTTTCTCAGCCTTTCGGAATCCTTCTCCGCATCCTCATCAAACTCGGTGAGAAAAGTGCGGGTAATGTGAGAATAAGCGGAGTTTCTTGCTTCAGCGTAACTGGTGGTAACAAACTTAGAACCGTCTTTCCGCATCACTTCATAATTTACTAATCTCATTTTTTATTTTTCCTTTCTCTCTTGATGATTTTATTATATCAGATGTTTTTAGATTTGTCAAGGGGATTTTTACATCCCCTTGAGAATTTCAATGATTGCATTTACATCAAATGCTTTTCCTGTCCAGTTGTTGCGGTTCTTTTCCTCATCATCGAAAAGGATGTCATTTTCAGTTCTGGCGAACACCTGTTTGGGAGTTCCATATTTCACAATGTTGATTTCATCGAAGTGAACGCTTGCCAGATGCTTTTTAAGCCAATTCTTTTTTACTTCTGTGACAGCGTTGTTGTATTCCTCAGTTCCGCTCTTTGAAAGCCAAGAGATGATACCAATGCGATAGCCTTCTCTCTGAAGTCTGTTGAGAACCCTTGCAAGAGAGTTAAGCTTCAGAAGCGGTTTAGCGATTGCATAAGGAAGAGTATCAGAAGCGATGAGATAATCTAACCAGTTTTCTACTCCATAGAGGTCAGCGATTGTTCCATCCATATCGAAGAAGATTGTTGCTGTCATTTTTGTTTTCCCCTTTCCTTTTCTGTATCTTAATTATATCCCATCTCTTTCAATTTGTCAAGTGCTTTTTTCAATCTTTTTATATTTTTATATTTTCGGTTTTCTTCACACCAAGGACATCCGCCATGATTTCTACATGTTCTATCAATGGCTTTTCCGCCTGTATAGGGTTTTCTATGTTCTTTTCCATGCTGAATTGCTTTATCAAGTGCCATTGATTTTTTCTCCTTTCCTTTTGTAAATACATTATATCATTTTTTATTTTATTTGTCAATAGAAAAATAAAAAAGACTTATTCAGTCTTTTTTACAAATCTATTATAATATCTTATCATAACGTCAATTTTTTCCCAGTCTCTTTTACTTAACACAAATTTTGCTTTACCTTCTCTTGTCTTTCTCCATCCAAAAAAACTGTTAAAAATATAACTTTTTCCTTCTGTGTAAGTCGATGTGATAACATATTCAAGAGTATCATTATCAATCCATTTTGTAATCATTTTATTTATATCCTTTCTTTATTTTAACATATCTAAAACAACACCATGATTTCCACAGTTGTTACAATGATAATCAGTAAAGGAATTTCCATTATAAACCCACTGGTTAGTTACATATAAGTGATTACATTTTCTGCAAAATCCGTGGTTATAGTTATAGATGCCATATGCGTACCATGCCAGAATCAGTACAATCAGCAAAAGCACAAATCTAATAGGAAGACCCATAAAAGGCTCAGATTTCGTTTTTCTCATTTTTCTTTCTCTCCTCTCTTGTTCCTTTCTATACATAGTATATCACATTGGCGGGCGGCTGTCAACTATTTTTTTAAAAAATATTGCACAATTTTGGGAGATTTTTGAGCAGAATCTTTGTACAAATTGCCTATTGACAAATCTGCGAGGATCTGGTATAATTGAGGTTCGGGCTCTGCCCGAGCGCCCTCGGCGCGACGAAAAAAAAAGAGGATTTTTCAATCCTCTTCTTCCATTTCATTTTCAATGAAGCTTTCCCATGTTCTGTATCCAGTTCTTACATAGCAGACCGCGTCAAGAACTTCATTCCAACTACCGCTCAGAAGGTTTCTTGCAAGATTCAGCTCCTCAGCAGTTGCAATGTTCCATTCTACCATCTGGTCGTATTTCATCATTTCTTCCTGTGTCATTTTTTATTTCCTCTCTTTCTCTTTTCTTGATTTAATTATAGCACTTGTTTTTTGTTTTGTCAAGATTTTTTTTACTCTACATAGTCATCGTAAATTGTAATAATCATGTTAGTGAAATCTATAATAAGCTTTTTATTTATTGCTTTCAGCTTTTTTAAAGAATTCACTGTTATAGTCTCATTGTAATTATAATCAGAAGCTTTTCTTACGGTAAAAGTCATTTTTTTTATCTCCTCTCTTTCTTTCTGTATTTATTATAACAGATGCTCTTTAGATTGTCAAGAATTTTTTTTATTTTGGAAGAGGGTTTTTCAACCCTCTTCCCATTCCTCAGCGGTGATTCCCGCTTCTCTGAGAAGGTCTTCGAAGCTTGCTCCTGCGATAACCATCATTTCGAGTGTCATTTTTTTGTCCTCCTGTCTCTTTCTGATTATAGTATAGCAAAAGCTTTATTATTTGTCAAGCAAAAAAATACACAATTTTAGGATTGGATTTTTGTGTAAAATTACCGCAAATTTAGTCTTGACAAACCGCATCATAGTGTGGTAAAATTTTACGGCGCCACTCGATCGGTGACGTTAATAAAAAGAGAAGCTTTTCAGCTTCTCTTTAATATGCTACATATCCGCGAAACTTTTTAGTATTGATTCCCATTTCAGTACAAAGCTTTTCAAAATCTTTAGCTTTCAGATTGTTTTTTGCTTCCTCGAGTGTCCAAACAACCTTTTCTCTCGTACCATCCGCCTTGAAGATTGTCATGTAAGCTTTAAGATTTGTCATTGTTTTTCCTTCCTTTCTTTTGTTTGTTTCTTTCCTCTTTCTGATTATAGTATAGCAGATGATTTATCATTTGTCAACCACTTTTTTTACATTTTCTATTTTATCATCATAGATATTATCTATTGTTCCTAATGAATTCATTGTGAGTTTAACAACATCACCTTTGTGATACTGTCTTTCATCATCCTCGAATTCCCATTCATCATCGAATGTGTCTTTGACTGTAACAATGTTTTTATAGACTGAAATGACCGTTGCTGTCTTGGTGTAATGTGTTTCATACCATGAGCATACACAAAAGATAGTAAGGAATAAAATTGCCACAAACATCTGTACAAAAAATTCTTTAATCTTTCTAACAGTTTTTCTTTTCATTTTAATTACTTCCTTTCTTTTGATAATACTATTATAACAAATAATATTTACTTTGTCAATAGATAGAGTGATAGAAGATTTCTATCACTCTTCGAATGTATGTTCGGTATTCCTTTTGCTCAGTTTAATCCATTTAACATTAGTTACATTACATTTATCTGTTATTCTTTTAACAAACTGCTGTGCTAACCTCGGATTGTTTGTCTTTTTATAGATTGTTTTAGTATAGTTTATCTCTATCATGATTAAGTATTCAGTCATCTCTTTATTGCTCCTTTCTCTTCCTTTCTGTCTTTATTGTATCACACTTTCATCATCTTGTCAACATACAAATTGCACAAATTTTTGTTAAGTTTTTTGTACAACTTTTTACTTGACTTTTTAGTTTTCTTGTGATTTATTGTCAAAATGCACAAAAGGCACAGCTCAAGTTTGTGCATTTTGTCTATTGACAAACTCGCCAATACCTGTCAATAGACAAAATGCACAAAAATAAAAAAGTTTTTTGTGCATTTTGACGAATAAGCACAAAATTCGGGATTTGTCAAGTCGGCAGAATGCACAAAAAATCCAGCAAAAAATTGTGCAATATTACTACTTGACAGAACAGCGGGCTTGAGCTATCGCTCGCCGCCCGAGAAATGATATAAATAATATCATAACAAAGGAAAGATTTTCTATTATATTAAAAAAAGATAATGAAACAAGTTCTAATTGTAATTCATTATCTTTATAATTGATTCATTAAAATTATATTTATAGAGAAGTGTTTATCTTTGTTGTTGTGCGGCGTTTATTTTTTCTTGGGGATCTCCCGCCTATGCATTGACTCAAGGCTCATCGAAAATCATCAAGGTAGTTAATATACCGGGGGGTATATTTTGGGAAAAAAATTTTTTGAATTTGTAAAAATGGTTTGGTCTCGACATTTCCCTCTCCAAATTAATTTTTAAATCGAAAAAACGAAATTTAACCTTTAAGTGAAAGTTGCAATGGTATTTGTGTTCAATCTTGCGAGATTCCATCTAGAAAAGATAAGTCTAAATCTGTAACATTGGCTTCAAATCCTTCATCACTATGACGTATAACAATATTTTTATTTATAGCATTAATATAGCTATCATGTCGCATAGCCTCTTCAATAGTTGGTCTAAATAAAGAATTTACAAATCTTACAGAATCTTCACCTGACAAAGAAATCCTTTCCACTCTTAAATCACACCCTTCTCCAAATCAATTTTTAAAATATATCACAATTACATTTACCTTTTGGCATCTCTTCATTCATTTCTGTGTTCAATATTTCATCAAGAGATTGATTAAATAAATACGAATACATAAGTAAATATTGAATAGAATTTATTTTTCTTCATTATTTGTTAAACTTTTTATAAAATCTTTAATTTTCATAACATTTAACTTTCTTGCATTTTTTTGGAACTTCTTCATTCCAAATTGCCATATATACAACTTGTTTTAATGAATTAGTAGCTTTTCTTTTAAGTTTATTTTTCTTTTTCATGTAACCACTTTTTCATCCTATTAAAATCCATGTTGTAAATAAAACCAATATCACCCATGCCGCAATAAAACCCGATGTCTTTTAGTTTGTCGATCATTCCTGTCCCTCTTTGTACTCTTTGTTCAACCATGCACTCACATCCTGATGATGACTTACCTTTCCCTCACCGTCACGACAGACCACCTCAATAGAATCAAGGTCTATCCCGAACACTTCACGAAATTTCATACCATTCGTGACAATTGGATGTTCAACCGCCCACCGCATAATGATGCGCTCAGCTTCTTCTGAATGATACCTAATCCAGTTACTACATGATTTACAGGCATTATCTTTTATTCTTTGTATCTGACATGAACCGCACGAATCACAATAAGTATTGCACATTCTATTGAGTTCGCTCATTACCTTCTGAAATTCAGCCATTTTAATCCTCCTTATCCTTTTCGCTCATCTTATCAACAATAATAGCAAGAGATTTGGCAATTGACGAAAGATATGTCGCTATCACTAATTTTAAAGAAATTAAATTTAGGATATTAGGAGACATAAGGCCAGCGTTTTTTTTAAGCAGCTCCTCACTTTCAAGTAAAGCATTATTCAGCTTATCTAACTCTTCTAAATTAGTCATTATCTAACTTCCTCCTTAATTTCGCCCTTTATCCAGTCAATCCTAGCCTGGTCGCTGCTCAAATATCCACGGCCAAACACATACATAAGCCAGTAAATAATTCGATATTGTTCCTCTGGCGTTTTTCCACGAAGTTCCTTTTCCAAACGTGTTTCCATTATTTCTCCTTAGTCCGTTTATACTCTTCGGCCCAATACGTTTTTACAAAATTCTAGTATAATAAGTACTATAGATCTTTTCGTTGCATAACCAACACTTTACATCTTTATCTTCCACATTACAACTTATAAGATTATTAATATTATTCATTTTGTTATATTGATGATAGTTTATCCCGCATACATGCAATAACCTGTTCTTTGGTATAGCTTTCACGACCATAAAACTTATCTGCTGCATACTCTATTTGAAACATATTGCATGACGGACATCTTACAATCCAGTTTTTATATGATCCATCCATACCACCATTATGGTAAGTGATGCCAATCTGTAAAGTATTATTGCAAATCGGACACTTTAAATTACTCATTTCTGTTTCCTTCCCACGGTTTCGGCAGTGGCATCCATGCCAAAACCTTTGTCACCTCATAAAATCCATATTCACTGTCATAATCAATAAAACCGGGTTTATGCTCTTCAATATCGTACTCAATGTATATATCCTGGTGAAAATCAGCAATTCGAAGATATGTCGCTTTCCCCACATAGCCTTGAACTGTACAAAGATATAATCCTTCTTTGTTCGGGAGCCTCTCCGTCACTGGAATCCACTGCTGTGCCGCCGCATATCCCGCCTGAAAGCCCATGCGATAGGACTTAGGTTCTGACTGTACTGGCGGCAACGCCTTTATAGCTTTTTCGATCCGTTTCTGCCGCCCAATGTTCGTACCACCGTCCCAGTCGTCAGCCGCTTCGATGGCGGTATCAATCGCCGCCTGTCTGCTTATCATGTCATCCATGCTCTTCTCCTTCCTGGCGATGTTTGAAGGCGTTGAACATACGCATAAATCGCTCAGAGCAGTCTTCGCACAAATCATAAAAGCGGCAAATCTTCAAATCGCCTCTGCCTTTGGTACTGTCTCCTAAAACAATTTCTAATCTGTCATGTTCAAAAGGAATCTCCCGTTCGCATAGATCACAGTTATATATAGTTTTATTTGCCATGTCGTTCACCTTCTTTCCTCTATCTTTGCTACCTTCAATTCACCATTTCCACAAAACCAATTATCCATAGGTTTCCACGAATACCAATAATCCTCACACTTACATGGACATTTATCATCTGGAAATTCTAAATCATCTCTATCTGTTCCTGTTGGTTTATGTTTGCATTCCTTGCATCTTACTACCTCAACAGCATCTACAGACGATAGCGCCTTTAAGATTTTCTCAATTCGTTTTTGCCTCCCAATACTTGTGTTACCTTCCCAATTATCAACCGCCTCAATTGCGGCATCAATCGCCACATTGAGACTTATCAATCTATCATTCATTTATCTCACTCATGTATCCTTTCCATCCATCTGTATGCCACGACTGCAAAAATCATTGCGGTTTCTGTATCTGATTCCACCTTCTCCAGTAAGACATTTAGCTAAACCTTCACAGGAAACATGGTCTCTGTCCCAAAAGTCACACTTATTGCATCTAATTACTGAAACAGCGTCCACAGGCGAAAGGTTTTTGAGCATTTTTATCACCGCTTTACCGGCATTTACATATCCCTCGGCATACTCGGTTTTTGGATACCCATATACCTCGTCTACCTTCTTTTCAATTCTCCATATAGCTTCTTGCAGTACAGACGGCAAAGCATCCATACTTTCCGGGCATCCTTCGTCTGTCATAGCGTCCAAAAACTCTGCTATAGTTCCTGTGTGTTCCGGGTAGCTCTCAGTTTCATCGTCATAACTCTGCCAATGCACGACCGTATCAGCGTTGATCAGCTTCATTTCTATCCTCATCTCTTTCTCGCTCTGCTTCAATCTCCTGCTTGTACCGCCACTCCCGCACCATATCATCTATACTGTCACCGCCAATGGGTGTACTGTTAAAAAGGTTGATCCAATCTATCGGTATAGCATCTATGGGGTCAGCATTATCAATAGCAATACAAATATCTTCAAATTCTTTACCACGACCACAGGATTCATAACTTCCCCAATCGCATTTATTACAATCTTCACTTGTAATACCTAATGCTTTTTTTAATTTATCTGCATCAATTAATCTCATTCTTCTTCTCCACTACTACAAAAATCATTTGCGGTTGTTGCAATTATTTTAGAATGATTGCGGCAAGCGTGAAATTGTGTAGATAAATCACAATTAGGAAATTTGTCCCATGATTTACAATTTTTACATCTAACAACTGCAACTACATCTGCGGGAGGTATCTTATCTAATATTTCTTCAAGAATTATTTTTGCAGTTGCTGTATCAAACCAAGCATAATGTTCAATTAAAGTATTGTAAACCGCACTTATATTAACATATCTATCTTTCATTTTCTTTTGGCTTGCACGGCTCCTTTAACATACCATAATCATAAAGATTATCCAACTTTTTTGCAGTTTTATTAATATAATTTTTAATCTGATTATTAATATCTACCTGTCTCATTTTTTCGGCGCGGTATTCAGCTAAATGTTTTCCATAAGTTTCATCCCATTCATCATTAGGAGAACATTTTGCAATTCCTTTATAAATGCGGTTATCAAATGGATGATACTCATCTTCCCAGCCTAAATAAAGTCCATATTTATTCACTCTAGTAAGAAAATCTTCATGAGTTGTTAAAATACATGCAATAGTTCTTTTTTCTTTATTAATTTTAAATTCTTTTTTTACTGTATTAAATTTTTTTAATTTTACTTTCATTGCGGTTTTCGCAGGTATATGGCTGTCACTAACCTGCATCTCCCTCCTTTTTATTATTTTTCAAAATAAAATAGTGCATTAAACTCAGAAAAATAAAAATCTTGCTCTTTACTTTCTTCTGTTGTTACAAAAATTTTATTATTATCATATCTGTATTTATAATTTTGACCTTTTTTAAAAGATCCAAAATCAAAACTCATATCATATCTTGCTATTGCTAAATCTTTATTAGAAATCATATTTTTAATCCCTCATAATCTATAATTTCTTTATTTTGTTGTAAAGCATAATTTCTTGTGATAAAAGTTCCTCCACTGCCAACTCCATCCCATACGCATAATAATTTATCTGCGGCATCTACCATATATTTATCTCTTAGCCAATAAACATTTTTAGAATATTGCGGTGATACTATAACAATTTGATTATTTTCCATAATCCATTCTTCTGTTGGATGATAATTTTTTTTAGGAAAAGCATAACAACAGATAATAGGTATTCCAAGTTTTTTTGCAACAGTTGCTATAATTTGATCTACCCCTTGTGCCATACCGTCATATATTACAGATGGCTGAAGGCGAATAAGTTGCTTTTCCGCCCATTCTGCTATCATTTTCTCTTGCCCTTTTAATCTCTATGGACGATGTCCTGTAACAGCTATTGTCATATATTTTTCCTTTCTTAATTTCTTAATAATATTATAATATTTTTTTTTATAAAAATCAAATAAAAGTTCTATGGAATTGGATTTGACAAATAAAAATTTTTTTGGTATAATGTAATTACAAGATTAGTAGAAAGGATATATTTTCATGGAAAAAGAAAACATTATAATATCTAATAAATAGGACGATAAGAGACCTTATCCTAAACTAGATTATACTATTATAGATATTCAAGAGAGAAATAAAAAAGTCCATGAAATTGTTAATTCTGTTCCTATATAGAAACTAACTCCTTATTATTTAGAAGAACTTACAAAATATTTGACTGAAACACCATAGAATAAAAAAGAAAAGAAAATATTAACTGACAATAGAATGGTAACAGTAAATAAAAGAGAAATTTCATATGAAGGTCTTATTTCAAAATTAGAAAATGGTTAGGATGGTATATATAATTTTATAACTGATGGTGATAAAAATATTTTATTAGTTCCAAAAATTTAGATTACAGAAAATGATATAGAAACAATACCAGGATTAAAAGAACTTAGAGAAGAAATTAAAAAGATAGAAATAAGACAAAGTGCGGCAAGAGGTAAACAAAAATTTTTATTAACTAAACAGCTAATTGAAATGAGGCAAGATCAATATGTTTTAAAAAGTATTTATAAACCGCCAATTACTTTAATGAAGGTAACTAAAAATTTAAATCAAATTAATTTAGATGAATGTATAACAGTTGATTAGAATGGTGAACCTATAAGTAATTCTTTAGTATCTTTATTTAATCCTTATCATGTTTGTTGTTTATTATGTAATTATTCTAAATTAAAGGAGGATTGTTGGGGACATTTTGATAATGATTGGTGGTATTTAATGGAAGATTTTGATAATCTTTCAGAAAGAGCATTAAAAAAAGATTATCCTATTTTATATGATATTATGATTTATAAAATTGATGGTATGCAAAATAAAGATATTCAAGAAAAAATAAAATAGGATTATGGAATAACTTATTCTATTACATATCTATCTGCGGTATGGCGACAAAAAATTCCTAAAATAATTTCTGAGAAAGCAAAAGAAGAATGGATTATTTGGCATTATACTTTTGAAGAAAAGGGAAAATGGAAAAAATGTTCTCGTTGTCATTAGATTAAGCTTGCCCATCCTTATTTTTTTACAAAAAATAAAACTGCAAAAGACGGTTGGTATAGTATGTGTAAATGTTGCAGAAATAAAAAGAAAATTAAAATTAATTAAATGGACAAAAATCTTTAATTTGTATTAATTTTTTTTATATAATATAAATAAGAAAGAAGGAAATGTTATGGCAACAAAAAAATTAAAAGGACAACAAGAAGATGCAAATGGAAAATGTCAATGTTAGAGATGCGGTAAACGCATTGGTCAAATAAATTTTTATACATATAAAGATGGTAGCAAGTGTGAAATTTGTAAACCTTGTCTAACAGCTCGTATTGATAATTTTGATCCTACTACTTTTGAATGGATTCTTGAAAAAATGGATGTTCCTTATGTACCAACTGAATGGAATGTATTAAGAGATAGGGCTTTTGCTAAAGATCCGTACAAAATGAATGGAATGTCTGTTATTGGTAAGTATCTTGCAAAAATGAAACTGAAACAGTGGAGTAAATATGGATACGCTGATACAAAAAAGATTCAAGAAGAAATGGAAGCTGAAAAGGCTAAAAAGGAGAAAGCAGAAGCTGATGAAAAGGCACGATATGAAGCTGAGCTTAAAGTAAAATTAAGTTAGGGAAAAATATCTCCCGCTCAATATCAGACTCTTGTTAGCACAGAAACTCAAAATAAAGAGTTACTACGTTGGGGAGATGTAATCACTGGTTAGCATTTAGGTCAAATATTTTAGACTAATGGTCAACCGCAATCTTATGAGGAAGCATTAAAGCAAGCAAAAAATCCTTTTCAAGAACAGAATTTTATGTCTGAAAGTGATATAATAGACCCTGGCGCTGATTTAGATAAAGAAGATAAAATGTATCTTGCGGTTAAATGGGGAAGGCTTTATAAGCCTAGTCAATGGGTTGCTCTTGAACAGTTATATAATGAATTTATGGATTCTTTTGATATTCAAGGCGCGGCACGTATAGATACATTAAAAATGATTTGTAAAACTTCTTTAAAAATGAATGAAGCAATTGATTGCGGCGATATTGATTCTTATCAGAAACTATCTCGTGTATACGATTCTATGATGAAATCCGCAAAATTTACAGAAGCACAAAATAAAGATAAAGATGGAGATGCTATTGATTCTGCATCTGCTATTGTTGATTTTGTTGAGGCTCATACTGGTGAAATTCCACGTTATGAATGTAAAGAGCCACAAGATATTGTAGATCAAATTATTGCTGATTTAAAAGCTTATAATAAGAGTTTAATTTATGAAGATAAATCTTTGGCTCAAGAAATTGAAAAATATTTACAAGATAAACGAATTTCAGAAGAAATGAAAAAAGATAAAAAAGATGCAAGAGCAAAAGGTTTGGAAAATGTTGAACTTGAAGATGATGATTTTACTGATTATAAAAATTCCTTAAATCATATGAAATCTCATGATAAAGATTTAAATGATGAATTAATTTAGGAAGAATATATAAACAGGAGGGTTCAACACGAATGAATTTAAAAGAGTTATTAAAATTATCTTCTGACAGAGAATATAAAAAGCAAGGAATATCAGAATAGCGATTATTAAAAGATATTACTGGATTAAGAAAATTAATTGCTTATTTTAGATAGTATCCTGATATTTTTGTTGATTTTATAAAAGGAAAAGATAGTACATTTAATTTTTTATTTTATCAAAGAGTGTTTCTTAGAATTGTTATGCGGCATCGTTATGTGTACGCGACTTTTCCGCGCGCTTATTCGAAGTCTTTTTTGTCAATGATGGCGCTGATGATAAGATGCATTTTATATCCTAACTCACATTTGTTTGTGACCACTGGCGGCAAGGAACAAGCAGCTAGTATCACAATTGCTAAGATCTAGGAAATATGTAAACTTATACCTGGTTTAAATAATGAAATTAACTGGGATCGCGGTGTTTCGACTAGATCAAAAGATAATGTTAAATATGTATTTAAAAATGGTTCTACTATTGACATATTGGCGGCAAGACAGTCTTCAAGAGGACAACGTAGAACTGGTGGCTTGATGGAGTAGTGCGTTTTAATTGATGGTGATATTCTAAATGAAGTTATTATTCCTACAACAAACGTTGATAGACGCTTGTCTGATGGTACTCGTCATAAAGAAGAGAATGTTAATAAATCACAGATTTATATAACCACCGCTGGATGGAAAAATTCGTTTGCATATCACAAACTGATATAGATCTTGATTAATTCAATTTTAGATCCAGATGAATATATGATTATGGGGGGAACTTATTAGACTCCAGTTATTTCTGGTCTATTGGATGAAGATTTTGTATAGCAATTAAGATTACAAGGTACATTTAATGATGAATCATTTAATAGATAGTATCGTAGTATTTGGTCTGGTGATGTAGAAAATGCATTTTTCTCTTCTGAAAAATTTGATAAATATAGAGTATTATTACAACCATAGTATGAATATAGCGGGCGGTCTGCAAAAAATGCATATTATGTATTTGGAATAGACGTTGGGCGTGTAGGATGTACAACTGAAATTTGTGTTTTTAAAGTAACACCGCAAATTCAAGGGGCAGCTCATAAGACTCTTGTTAATATTTACACTTATGATGCAGAACATTTTGAAACTCAATGTATTCATATAAAACATTTATATGCAAAATATAGACCTCGAAGAATTGCAATAGACGCCAATGGCTTAGGCGTTGGACTAATAGATTATTTAGTAAAAACACAAGATACAGAAGATGGCTAGTATCTTGCTCCTTTTGGAGTTTATAATACAGATGAATATCCTGAATATAAAAAATTTATAACTCCAGATACAGTACGAGATATTTTATTTTTAATAAAAGCAAATGCTCCTATTAATACTGAAGCATATAGTTATGCACAAACTCAAATGTTTAGTGGTAAAATTAGATTTTTAATTGATGAAGGATTAGCAAAAACTAAATTAATGTCCACTAAACAAGGTCAAAATATGAACATTGATGAAAGAAATGAATATTTAAGACCTTTTATTTTAACCTCTATTTTAAAAGAACAAATGTTAAATTTAGTAGAAGAAAATGAAGGAGTTAATATTATTCTTAAACAAAGTAATAGAAGTATCAAGAAAGATAAATTTTCTGCTTTTATTTATGGACTTTATTATATTAGATATGAAGAAGAATTAAATAAAAAGAAAAGAAAACGTAATATTTCTGATTTTTTATTTTTTACTCCAAGTTAAGGTCAAATTTTATTAATGTTATAGAGAAAATTTTATAATAATAGTGAAGGAGAAAAAAGGGAACAATAGATTAGCTACCTATTGAGTAATGTTTACTCCTTTTAAACAAGCTTTTTTCTTTTTAATATTTTTATAAAGGAGATAAAAATATGAAAAAAATGACGATAGGAGAATATAATAAAAAGTTACAAGAAAAATATCCTAAAGATAATTTATCTTGTCTTGAATATTCTTTAATGACAAAACCGTGTATAATTCAATGTAATAACTGTGGTAAAATATATTCTTTTACTCAGGGGCAATTTGCTTTAAAACGAAAAGATATATTTTGTAAAAAATGTAAAGATTCTAATAGATGGAGAGAAACTAAAGAAAAATTTAAAGATTGGTTAAATTATCAATAGAATTTTACATTAATAGATGATTTATCAGATATTTATGATTCACAACAACATGTGAAATGTCGATGTAATAAATGTGGAAAAATTCAAGAAAATAAAAAAATTTATGATTATTTACGAGGTGTTCGATGTTATTGTGAAACTAAAAGCAGTAAAAAGACAGAATAGATCTTGAGAAAAGAGTTGGATAATGAATATGATTTTTCTTTTGAAGAATATGTAAATACAGATACAAAAATGAATTTTATACATAAAAAGTGTGGACAGAATTTTATTTATACGCCAAGGGATTTATTACGTAATTATGGGTTTTGTCCTAATTGTAATAAAAATCGTTCACATGGTGAAAATACAATTCATAACTTATTAGTTGATGCTTCTATTTCTTTTATAGAAGAATATCAAATTAATATAGATAAACGAACCTTGAGATTAGATTTCTTTTTACCAAAAAATAATATTGCGATTGAATTTAATGGGATTCAACATTATCAATCTATATAGCATTTTGGTGGATAGGAAGCCTTTATAAAAAGACAAAGATATGATAATATAAAAAAACAATGGTGTGAACATAATAATATTAAATTAATTATTATAAAATATGATGAAGATATATTAAAAAGGTTAGAGATGGAAGGGGTTATAAAATGAAGGCATCGAGAGGTGAAATAAAGATTTTTTAGATTCTAAAATAGTCTGGATTAGAGTTCGCAGAAGAATACTCTTTTCCAGATTTAGTAAGTAATATGGGTCGTCCATTAAGATTTGATTTTGCGGTTTTTGATGATTAGCATAATATTGATTTTCTTATTGAATTTCAAGGTATTCAACATTATGAAGCTAAAGAAAAATTTGGTGGTTATAATGGATTAAGAAAACAACAATATAATGATATGAAGAAAAGATAGTATTGTCGAGATCATGGTATTAATTTAGTTATTATTCCTTATTGGGATTAGGCAATAGTAACCTATGATTATATTCTCAATGCGGCGGGCTATTGAAGAAGGAGAGGTATCTAAAGTTGATTAATCGAATGGCTTAGATAAAAAAGAAAGGCTTTAATATGATTGGCACTGAAGATGATCAAATTCTTAATTAGGCTAATGGTTCTTATGTACCTGTTGATTTTGCAAAAATTCGAGTTGGAGTAAAATCTGTTTCAGATGCAATTCTTAAATTAGGTGATTTTCGTAAAATAAGTCCACAGTTAGCAGATAAGGTACAAGTTTTAAGAGCGATTCATTATGGTGACCTTGATAGAATGAGAGATATATCTAATTATTTTTATAAAATTAGTGGTATTTATCAAAGGTTATGTCGTTATATGGCATATATGTATAGATATGATTGGCTCGTAACTCCTTATTATGATACTGATACAATTAAACCAAATAAATTACTCGATGGTTTTAATAAAGTTTTAACATATTTGGATAAATTTTAGGCGAAAAAATTTTTTGGTGAAGTTGCTTTAAAAGTAGTTAGAAATGGCTGTTATTATGGTTATTTAATTGCACGTAATGGAACTGTTGTTGTTCAGGAGCTACCACCAAAATATTGCAGATCACGTCTTATTGTAAATGGACAACCAGCTGTTGAATTTAATATGAAATATTTTAATGATATGTTCATGGATACAGAACAAAGAGCAAGAATGTTAAAAATATTCCCACCAGAGTTTGAAAAGGGTTATAAATTATATAAACAAGGAAAATTAAAACCTGAATTTCCTGGAGATGAATCTGGTTGGTATTTACTTGAAGTTGGTTCTGTTATTAAATTTAATTTAAATGGAGAAGATTTTCCACCTTTTATTGCGGTTATTCCTGCAATCATTGACTTAGATGCAGCTCAAGATCTCGATCGCCGCAAGATGCAACAGCAATTATTAAAAATCATTATTCAGAAAATGCCTATTGATAAGAATGGTGATTTGGTATTTGATGTGGATGAGGCACAACAACTCCACAATAACGCAGTGCAAATGCTATCAAAAGCTATTGGTATTGATGTTCTAACAACTTTTGCTGATGTTGAAGTTGCAGATATGGCAGATAATAAAACATCAACAACTACAGATGATTTAGAAAAAGTGGAACGCACAGTTTATAATGAAGCTGGTGTTTCACAGATGCAATTTAATACTGATGGTAATATTGCTCTTGAAAAATCTATTTTAAATGATGAAGCTTCAATGTGGAATTTAATTCAACAATTTGAAACATTTTTAAATATTTTATTAATACCATATAATAAAAGTCCAAAGAAAGTAAGTTATAGAGCGCAAATTCTTCCTACTACAATTTATAATTATAAAGACTTAGCTAAACAATATAAAGAACACACTCAATTAGGATATTCAAAAATGTTACCACAAATAGCTTTAGGACAATCTCAAAGTGCAGTATTAGCTACGGCATACTTTGAAAATGATATTCTTGATTTAGTTAATGTATTTATTCCACCATTAATGTCTAGTACAATGAATGCAGAAGTATTAAATCGTAATAAAAATAATAGTGGAGAAGGGGCGGGTAGACCTGAAAAAGCTGATGATGAAAAGTCTACTAAAACATTACAGAATCAAGAATCATTAAGTTAAAAAATTTTTAAAATTTTTTGGACAAAAGTTATTAAAGAAAAAAGTTAATTTTTTATTATATATATGAGGGATGAAAGGAGAATTTTTACTTATGCATCAATCAGTTGCAACAATTGATTCTCCAGAATTTTTAAATCTTCAACCTCTTGATATTAACCCTTTAATGTCAAAATGTGAAATTAAAGTCCTTTATGTAGGAGCTAATAGAAACCACACTTTTATTAGTGAAGAAGTTGCGGCTGAGATTGGTAAAACTCTTCGTGGCGCCCCTATTGTTGGTTATTATAAATAGAGTAAAGAAGATTTCAGAGATCATGGAGAAAAAGTAATTATTGATGATGAAGGAGTTAAATTCGAATGTCAAACTATTCCTTATGGATTTGTAGCACCAGATGCTAAAGTTTGGTTTCAAAATTTTGAAGACCATGATGGAATGGGAAATTCAGTAATTCATAAATATCTTATGACTACTGGTTATCTCTGGACAGGTCAATTCCCAGAATCCAGCTTACCTGTGGAAGAAGGTCGTCCGCAATCAATGGAACTTCAAAATGAATCTGTACAAGGACATTGGGAAACTAATTATGATAATGGAATGGACTTCTTTATTATAAATGATGCAATTATTCAAAAAATTTGCATATTAGGAGACGATGTTGAGCCTTGCTTCGAAGGCGCTTCTGTAACGGCTCCAGATGTAAGTACAAAATTTACATTAGACGATAATTTTAAGCACACACTTTATAGTATGATGCAAGATTTAAAGAATGCCCTAAACGGAGGAGGACAACAGATGGATAATCTTGAAAACACTGTTTCTGTTGAAGAAGAGACTGTAACACCTGTATCTGATTTTACTCAGGTAGACGAAGTAGCTTCTGAAACAGTTTCAGAGGTTAATGAAAACATAGAGGATACTTCTGCTCCTGCTGATTATGTAAAAGAAGACGATGAAAAGAAAGAAGAATCTGATGATTCTGATTCTGATTCTGAATCTGAAGATGGTAATGATAAAGAGGATGAAGATAAAGAAAAAGCTAAAAAGTATGATTTACTTGAAGAGTCTTTTAATATTTTAAATGAATCTTTTAATACTTTAAAAGATTCTTATAGCGCACTTCAAAGTCAATATCAAGAACTTGTAAATTTCAAGAGAGAAATTGATAATCAGAAAAAGGATGCCCTTATTGCTGAATTTTATATGCTTTCCGATGAGGATAAAGCAGATGTCATTCAGAATAAAGAAAAGTATACTTTAGAAGAAATTAAAGCAAAACTTTCTGTAACTTGTTTTGATAAAAAAGTTAGTTTTTCTAAAGAAGAAACTAATAACAAGGAAGAAGAAATTGTTACTTATACAATAAATGATAATGAAAACAACAGCCTACCAGATTGGGTGAAAGCTGTTAAAGAACAAGAGAAACTTGGTTAATTAATTTTTAGGAGGATGCTTAAAAATGGCAGATATTAAGAGAAAAGGCTATGGACAGGTTGAGCCTAATCACCTTTCTGGTATTGTCACTGGTCAGATTTATGCACAATTACCTGCAATGACTATTACTACAACTGGTTCAGGTGAGAGTGCGGTAACTACAAAGACTCCAATGAATCAGCTTGAGCAGGGTCAATTTGCAAAATATGATTATGCGGCTGGCGCTGTAGATTTTACCGGTGAGGGTGAATTCATGCTTGTCTATAATGAAGAGAAACTTTATGATGAGAGAAAACAATCTCATAAAGATTTTGTTTATAAGGCAACAGATTTTACAGATGGAAAAATGTTTCCACGTTTAATTAGAACTTATATTGGAGATATTTTTACAACTAATATGATTGGTGCTGCTAATACCGCCGATAGTGAAACTGATGTTACTATTGGTACAGATGCAACTTTAGTGGTCGGAGCTTATGTTGCTCCAAATGCAAATACTGGAATTTTAACAGTTTCAGCTAATAAACCAGCTAGTGGTATGGCATGGAAGATTGTTAAAGTTTATACAATGCCAGACGGTCAGTTTGGTGTTAAGATTCAAAGAGTACAGTAATAAGGAGGAAAGAAAAAATGGCATTAACAAGAGATCAACTTATTGAGTTAGCTAGAGCCAATGCGAAAGCTTCATTAAATCCTTCTGTTGCTTATTCTTTTGGCGGCGAAAAGCTTTCAGCGGAAGCTTTGAATAAAACATTTATTAAGGAGTTAAATGAACTTGGTTCTACTCCTCAGGATTTTAGAGAAAATAAAAATCTTATTTATACATTAATGGAAGTCGGTCTTACTGAGGTTCTTCCTCAGAAGGTAATGCAAGCTTATGGACAGTTTGCTGATGTTCGTACTTTTGCACAGGGTGTGAAACCTGTTTATAAAGTAAGAATTAGTGAAGCTTCCAAGAAACGTGCTAAGCAGTTTGTTACTAGAGTCGGTCTTGCTGGTAGATATGAAGTCTTTAAACTTGATGGATATTCACTTGAAGTTCCTACAGCTGCTTATGGCGGAGCTTCTCGAATTGAATGGGAAGAGCTGCTTGATGGTCGTATGACTATGAATGATTATTACAGCCTTGTTCTTGAAGGAATGGATGAAGCTGTTTATAAAGAAATTGCAAAAGCACTTGAAGCATTAATTAATGTTGTTCCTGCACTTCAGAAAGTTGTAAGAAGTGGATTTAGTGAGACACATATGGATCAGCTTCTTTCTATTGCAGATAGTTATGGTGGAAAGAGTACAATTTATTGTACTTTTGAATTTGCTACTACAATGCTTCCTTCTACAGCAAATAATTATGCTTCCTGGTCTGATGCAATGAAAGATGAGATTTGGGCAAATGGATATTTTGCAACGTATAAGGGACATAGAGTAATTATCTTACCACAGTCTTTAGAAGATAATGCTGGTAAGACTGCAACTCGTGTAAATAAGGTTATTAATCCTCAGTTTGCTTATATTATCCCAACTGGCGCTGAAAAGCCTGTTAAGGTTGCATTTGAGGGCGGTGCTCAGGTGAAATCTTTTGATAACCGCGATTGGTCTACTGAAATTCAGACTTATCAGAAACTTGGTGTAGCTACTTATTTAGTTAATCCTGGAATTTGTGTCTACCAAAATGAAGCTTTAAATCCTTATATTGGATTGCTTAACTAATAGTATTTAAAATTACATAGGGGAGGATTATTAATAATTCTCCCCTTATTTTTTATAATAGGAGATAAAAGGAGTTTTAAATTATGGATAAAAATAAAATGGTAAAAGTTATTAATAAATTTAATGGTATTGTTGGATATGAAGTTCCAGAGTTAGGTGTTAATAGAACTTTTTATCCTAGAGAAAGTAAAAATATTAGTTATGATGAATTAGAAAAGTTATCATATTTACCTGGCGGTTCTTCTATTTTAAGAAATTATCTTGAAATTACTGATGAAGAAGTTATAATGGAATTGTTTAATATAAAGCCTGAACCAGAGTATCATTATTCTGAAGATGATGTAAAAAAATTACTTATAACAGGTTCATTAGATCAGTTTTTAGATTGTTTAGATTTTGCTCCTCCAGTGATCATAGATATGATTAAAGATATGGCGGTTACACTTCCGCTTAATGATATGGCAAAAAGAGAAGCTATAAAAGATAAAATAGGTTTTGATGTAACAAAAGCTATTGAAATTAAAAATACTAAATATGATGGAGAAGTAGAAAATGATGTTGAAGAAAAAGTTTCAACTTCTGGACGTAGAACAGCTCCAATTAAAAATGATAATTCATCTGCTGCCCCATCTGGACGTAGATATAAACCAATTACTAAAAATGATTAATTTTTATTAGGGGGTATATAAATGAATACAACTTCATTTTCACTTGTATATGACTCCTTTCTTTCAAAAATTACAGATGATATGTATCTAGAATTAACAGAATTAGATACATTTAGAATGTTAGAACAACTTTTACTTTCTGCTATTGAAAAATTTGAATTTCCCAGAGTAAATTTATGGGATTATGAATTATTTGAAATTGTAGATGAAGTAACTTACAATGGAATAGAAAGCAATTATCAGGATGTTCAAGCGATTATTTATGATGGTGGTTATTTTAATAATAATTTAACTCATGAAGAAATTAATGTTTTAGCTGTTTACATGATTGTAGAATGGTTAAGTCAACAATTAGCAAGCGTTGAAAATACTCGAATGAAGTATAGTGGTTCTGATTTTAAATTTACTTCTCAAGCTAATCATATGCAAAAACTTTTGCAAATGAAGAAAGATTATGAAAGAGAAGGTTTTCATCTTCAACGATTATATAAAAGAAGAATACAGGATAAAAGAGGTGTTATGCGTTCAACTTTTGGAGTTATTATGCAGCCTACATTTTATCCATCAGATGATCTTACACAAGATGAATATAGAAATAGAAATGTTATTAATTATGAAGATTTAATTAATAAACCAAAAATAGAACATCATGAATTAATTAATGATAAAACTTTTGATGAATTAGATATGTCAAGAATTGATTTTGATGAGCTTGATAATATCACTTCATCATAAAATGGGGGGTGTAAATATGCCAAAATATTTAGACTCAGATGGTGTTGCTTATTTATGGGGAAAATTAAAGAATAATTTAAATAATAAAATGATTTATTATTCTAAAAAGAAAGCTGAATGGGATTTAAATAAAGACCTTATATCTTAGAAAAATGTTCTTTATATTTATTCAGATTATAAAAGTGTAAATAAAGATACAAAATAGGTTTTTATTCCTGGATTAAAAATTGGGGATGGAACTACTTATTTAATTGATTTACCTTTTATTAATGATACTGCTGGAGGTAGTGAAATTGAATAGATGATATTAGATCATATCAATAATAATATAATTCATATTTCAGCAGAAGAAAGAAACTTTTGGAATAATAAATTAAATTTATTATTATAGCCTGAATCATAGACTCTTATTTTTAATAGATATTAAGGAGATTATAAAAATGCCGACACCTTAGATTTCGAAGATCACATTACCAAGTGGTCAAACTTATTTTATAAAAGATGCAGAAGCAAGATCTCAAATACAGGCTTTAGTTGGCGGTGATGCAGTTGTTTTTATGGGAGTTTCTACTACAGAAATTACAGATGGAGGAAGTGAAATTCCAACTATAGGAGGAGAAGTAGTTACTCCAGCTACTGGTCAATTATTCTTTTATGGAACAGAATAGTTTGTTTGGGGGCCAGATGGAACTTGGCATGAATTGGGAAGTTTAGATTCTTTAGGAGCTTTAGCTTATAAAGATTCTGCTACTGGCAATTATACTCCTTCAGGAACTGTTTCTCAACCAACTTTTACTGGTACGAGTAGTACAGTAACAATTACCGCAGAAAATAATAATTCTGGGAATTATCAACCAGCGGGGACTATTTCCGGTGGTGCCTTCACTGGTTCTAATACTACTTTTACTGGAAAATTTACCCCTTCGGGAAATATAACTACAACTACAGCAACTACTGAAAATAAAACAGCTACAGTGAGTAAAGCAGCTTCTGGCACTGCAACATATACTCCTTAGGGATCTGTTGAAGCACCCACTATTTCAGTAAAAACAGCTGGTTCTACAACAACTGTTAAAAATCCAACTTCTGTGACTGTAGCAAAAACTGTTATTGCGGCTGCTCCTGGGACAACAGCTCCTGATAATTCTTTAACTTATTATTCTGTTAGTAATGAAACTTTAAGTTTATATCAATTAGGATATACAACTGGAGATTCTATTACAACAAATAACGTAACTGTAAAAACTGGAGATGCTGCATATGAAGCTACCGCACCAACTTTTACAGGAACTGGCGCTAGATTGGTAACTGACAATATAGTCGTGCCAAAAACTTATACTAGTACTTTTAATGGTACAGAGGGGAATGTTAGTACAAGTGGTACGCCAAATGGTAGTAATAGTAGTATATCATTTACTGGAACTAAAGTTCAAATTTCTGGTACGACAACTGCAAATGGTACAGTTTCTCAACCAACATTTACTGGAACACAAGATTCGGTTACTGTATCGTAATAAAGGAGGTATCACATGGCTGATATTTCCAAAATCATACTCCCAAATGGAGATGAATACAATTTAAAAGATTCGACCAGTGGTTATATTACTGGGATGACAATACTTTCATATGGAAGTAGTACATGGGCTGATTTTCTTACCGCATATAATGCAAAAAAAGTAGTTTATTGTAGAGCATCATCAAACGCAAATCCAGCAACTGGTTCTCAGACAAGACTCGCATTCATGGCGTATGTTAATAATGCTACAACTCCTACTGAAGTTGAATTCCAGTATTATAGGTCTATGTCATCTCACAGTGCTACACAGCAGGGCGATCAAGTGTATGTTTATAAACTTACATCAGCAAACAAGTGGACTGTTACTGTTAGAGAATCATATACAAAAATTATCGCGGGGTCTGGACTTTCAAGTTCATACGCCAATAGTGCTATAACACTTAGCACAACTCATACTGTTAACACCGATGTACCTGCAAATGCTCATTTTATGGAAGTTTCTTCAACACAACCTTCAAATCAAGCTACAGGAGATTATTGGTTTGTATTAGAAGAAAATATAACATCTGATTATCAATAGGTATCTAATACTTATGGGGGTAATACAGCATATATATCAAGTACAGTTTAGGAGGGGGAATAATGGCTTTAAACAAAATAATATATAAAGATAGAACCCTCATAGATTTAACTAATACTACAGCTGTAGAATCAGATGTTTTTTCAGGAAAAATTTTCCATAAAGCAGATGGAACAACCGCAGTTGGAACTGGCGGTGGATCATTAAAATTATATTTAAAACATTCAGCTGGACAATTTACCCCTCCAGCTGGATGCTCTTAGGTTACAGTTGGTGAAATTGGTTTTATTATTGAAAAATAACTTTTCTGGAGGGTAAAAATGTGATTTTAAAATATAATATAAAAATACTTGATGAAGATATTTCTAATAGATTACAAAATCTTATAAATCAAGTATATAAGCTTTTACCAATCAGAGAAGAATAGGAAGATTGGGAAAAGCCTTTAGAAACAATATTGGAATAGCTTGCTGGGATGCAAAGATTAATGAATAATAATTATTCAGAAATTTTTTTTCCATTATTAAGTAAGCTAGAAGGACTTTATTCATTAATTGATGATGAAGATTTTTCTTGTTATAGAAGGACAATTTTTGAATGTTTAGGATTGATGAATGAGTTGCAAAAAGTAATAATTTGTAAAGGAGATGTAAAATGTCCTTAGAATTATTAAATAAAAGATTGCAATATCAAGGCGGGAATCAAGAACAAAGATTTATCAATGATAAATTAAGAAGTTTAAAAAGAGCTTTATTATATTCCTACCAAGCTGCCACGGCAATTTTATCAGATGGAAAAGAATTTAGATGTTTAATTAATCCAGATAAAAACAAGCCTGCTTATGATAATAAAATTATTTCTATTCCATATAAAGACATTTGTTTAAATGCTCCAAGAATTGGAAAAACTTCATAGGGTGAAATTGATATAAATATAAAAACAGGTGATGTTTTTACTTGGAAATAGACAAATACACATTGGTTAGTATATTTATAGTATATAGAAGAAGATGCTTATTTTAGGTCAGAAATTCGTAGATGCGATCAAGAAATAAAAATTGGAAATAATTCTTATTGGGTTTATATTCGTGGTCCTGTTGAAACGTCTATTGAATGGACTCAAAAATCTGGTATTGAATGGAATACTTTAAATTATTCATTGGTTATGTACATTACCGCTGATGAAAATACTAATAATTATTTTGAAAGATTTAAAACAGTAAAAGTTTTAGACCCAAGATATAATACAGAAAAAACTTGGCAAGTTGTTGGCGTAGATCCATATTATGGCGATGGAATTATTCAAGTGTTTTTAGATGAATATTTTGAAAATTCAATAGCTGATGCGGTTTAGACTGAAAATTCTACAAATACTAGTGAACAAGATCCTATAGATGCGGCAGCCGCTTACATTGATGGACCCACTACTGTTTAGAGATACAGTAAAGCATATTATGAAATTCATAATGCTGAAAATGGACATTGGTATTTAAAATGGGATAATAAAGAACAAGATTTAAAGAGTTCCTTAAAAATTATTCCATTGAGTATTACTATTGATAAGGTTGGAACTTTTACTTTAATATATAGAGTTGATGGATAGGATGATATTACATTAGATGTAAAAGTCATTGCTATATAAGAGATAAAAGGAGTAGACAAAACATATGAAAAAAGATTTGGCTTTAAGACCAGTTGATTTTACTTCATCATTTTTATCTTGTGAAAAAGATTTAGAAGAAATTTTACGAAGACTTTTTATAGAAAGTCAACCATATAGTGATGAGTTAAAAAAATTATTGGTAATTAATACAAAAGATTGTTTAGATAATAAAACAAGTGAAGTATATAAAAATGCAATAAAAGATATGAGTTTAGCAAAATTACGAGATGATGGTTATATTAAATTTGAACCTAAAGTAAAAATGCCTGAACATGAAGAAATTAAAAGTTATTTAATTTTTTCTTTTGACAATTTTACTACTAATCAAAATAATCCAGAATTTCGTGATTGCAATGTTTATATTGATATATTATGTCATACAGATTGTTGGGATCTTGGTAATTTTAGAATTAGACCTTTAAAGATAGCTGGCTATATTGACGGTATTTTAAATAAGGCTAGACTATCTGGAATAGGAACTTTCCAATTCACGGGGTGTAATGAATTAGTCCTTGATGAAACTTTATCTGGTTATACTTTATCATATTCTGCAATTCATGGAACAGATGATGTTTTGCCAAGTTCTCATGACTGGATAGAAAGATGAAAAATATTGATGATTTGCTTTTATTATCTGGTAACGATCTTCCTTTTTTAGAAGCAAGATTAACAATTCATCAACCGCGTATAAAAGAAATAGCTTATATTACTGAAGGGCATTTTTGGTCTGCATGTGAATTATTAAAATTTGATAAAGAAATTTTACCAGATTAGGACAAAGTTGATTTATTAAATAAGTCAAATTTTAATATAATAATGATGATGATACAAGAAAAAAGTTTGGAATCTCAACAAGCTCAATTAAATCTTGTATCTCTTCTTGCATTATTATTTCCAACAGATAAAATTTTGTTGAATAATAAGACAATTCAATTACAAAATTATTAGACTAATGAAATTAAAGAAATTAATGAAGAAAATTTTGAAAGTTTTAAGGAAATTGTAATTAATATGTTTTGTCTTACTAGCAAGGAAAATAAATAGTATAATCCAGATGGTGCTTTAGCTAAGAAGATTGCAAATCAGCTTAAAAAAGGAAGATAGAAAAAGGCGAAGCTGGCGCCGCAAACTAAAATTTCTATTTTAAGTAGGTATGTATCTATTCTTGCTGTTGGAGAACAAAAAGATATAAATATTTTAATGAATTATACTGTTTATCAATTAATGGATGAATTTAACCGATATATGTTAAAAATGCATTATGACGCTTGGGAAAAATATAGAATTGCGGGAGCGACTGGTATGGAAGATCCTGAAGATTGGTTAAAAGATATCCATGAGTAAAAAATTAAATTGAAACAATAAATATTTTGTACAAAATATAAGGAGGAAATCCAAATGAAATTTGGTGTACGTGAAATTGCTAATGTAGTGTTCAGAGCCAAAAATGAACAAAGAATTGGTAACCAGACTTTCGCAAAAGGTCAGCCAGTTTTTTATCTGGATACCGCAAAAACATCTTCTATGGAAGGTGCTGCAACCACTGTTTATGCTACTGGTGGTCGTGGTAATACTCGTTTAATTGCTTGGGAAGGTGAGAAAACTTTAACTTTCACAGTTGAAGATGCTCTTCTTTCTCCTATTAGTTTTGCTATGTTATCTGGTGCTGGAGTTATTAAGGGTGCGGCTGATTCCACTAAAGAAGTTCACTTCCATCAGACAACTAATGCTGTTATTGGTGCTGCTACTGGCGGTGGACTTGAAATTGATTTAAATGACGCTTTGGAGTCTACTGAAAAGATTTGCCCAACTGCTCCAATTTATATTATGAAACTTGATTCTTATGGTGATTTAACTGGTGAAGTTCTTTCTGGATGGAGTGTTGATAGCACTGGTAAGAAATTAACTCATGGTAATGTTGCTGGTCTTACTGGCGCAGTCATGGTTGACTATTATGTACTCAAGAAAGAAGGAACTGTTTCCGAACTTCAGATCGATGCAGAACACTTTGGTGGATACTACTATGTAGAAGCAGATACTCTGTTCAGACGTCAGTCTGATGGTAAAGATTTACCTGCTAACCTTACATTCCCGAATGTTAAGATTCAGTCTAACTTTACTTTCTCTATGGCTTCTACTGGTGATCCAAGTACCTTTACATTTACTATGGACGTGTTCCCTGGATATACATACTTCAATAAGACTAATAAAGTTCTTTGTGCTATCCAGGTTGTTGATGATGCAACAGAAGCTAAGTATGAAGCTAAACCTTTGTTCCCACATCCAACTGGCTTCATGATTGAGGAATCTATTCCGAGAGTTGAAACCGATGGTACTGTGACCAGATATGGTGATTCTGTCGACGGTGCAGATGATGAATACGAGGGCGATACCCCAACGCAGGGTTGATGATTAATTAAAATAAAATAGGGAGGGTTATTATATAATCCTCCCATTTTTTTATTAGATTGGTGGTATATAGAAACATGGAAGCAACTATTTATCATGATCATGAAGAAAATAGAAAAGTTATTTTTTCAGGTATTCAATCAAAAATAAAAAATGGATTATAGTAGGATGGATTAAATTATTATACTAATATGACAAAAGATTAGATAGAAAAAAGATTAATTGATTATAAAACTGGTTTTTTAGATTATAAAAATAAATTATCAAATACAGACAGTATTTAGGAATATTTTAATGCATATTAGTATATTTTATAGTTTAGAAAATTTATTTTAGGAAATTTAGGAGAAATTAATTACACTTTTGTTATTAGAACAAATACAAAAGATTTTGTTAATATTCAAACTCTTACATTGGGGTCAGCATCTTTTATAGATTTAATAAAAAATTAGTCTGGAGTTATTACTGGTTTAAAGAGAGATGGAGATAATATTAGAATTTCTGGAATTATTCCTAAATTAAGAGAATTAATTGTATCTATACAAGGACAAGGAATGCAAATAAAAATTTCTCAAAATTGTAGCTCTTTCGTTTTAACTAATGATAGACTAGGTACTCGACAAGAGTTTTCAAATGGAAAATTATTTAAATCATATATTTAGACTTTACAAAGACATCAAAATGCTGGAAAATGGTATGATTTTGAATTAAAAATTAATAAAGATAATTCTACTGAGAGTGAGACTAAAGTTTTTAGTATTGAAATACTAAATGTGCATAATAGTCCTAAATCTTCTAGTATTTTTTCTGCAATAGGAAAATATTTTACTGATGAGACAATTGCTAAAAAAAATATTGCTAATTTAGCTAATATAAGTATAGATTCTAATATGCCAAATGCAGGTAATTTAACTGAATTATATATTCTTGCTAAGGCAAGATTAAATAATGGACAAAATAATTTTTATCATCCTCGTAGACAACCTGTAAAAGGATAGGATCTTTTTGCATTATACAAATAGGTAAAAAGTAATACTAATCCTTTTTATTCTGGTGGTGACTTTTTAATGAATCAAATAAAAAGTTTTCTTGGTTCCAATCCATCTTTAACTAGTTATAAAACAATAAGAAAATCAATTGAGAATTTTTATAATGCATTAAATTCTACAAATACATAGACAATAAAAGAATCTCTATCAAAATTATTATTACAAAAATCATCTACTTAGAATACTATTACTGAGATTTAGAAAGATTTAAGTAATGACATAGCAAATGCTTTTGAGCAATTTTTTAGTAAATTACAATAATTTTTTATTTAGAGTTAAAAGGAGAATTAAATATGAAAGTATCTTATGCAAATATGAAGTTAAAAGTTAATACTTCTGTGAAAACTTTTGATTTTGGCGGGCAGAAGGTAGAAGTCCTTCAGTATCTTCCCGCACAGGATAAGTATGATTTGTTAATGGTAACATTACAAAAGTCAATGGAGAATGGTGCTTATAATGAATTTAAATTAAATTTATATTTTGAATTAAACTTAGTGTATATGTATACAAATATTTCATTCACTGAAAAGCAAAGAGAAGATGAATTTAAGTTATATGATACATTAAAAAGTAATGGATTTTATGAACCATTTTTCCAAGCAATAAATGAAGATGAATATAATGAACTTTTTGCACAACTTAATGCTATTAAGGAAGCAAGTTCTGCACATAGAATGAGTGCGGGGGCGTTGATTAGTTAGTTAATTGATGACCTACCTGCAAATGCGGAAGCTGCTGCTAAGATTGTTGAAAACTTTGATCCAAAGCAATTCAAAGCAGTTGTTGATTTTGCCACATATGCAAATGGTGGTAGAAATATTAAAACAAATTTACCAATGAGTGAATAAAAAAGAGGGCAGATGATTTAATCATCTGCCCTTTATTTTTTTATTAAAATTTCCCAGAGTCCCCAAAACCCGAACTACCGCGTTCTGTGTTAGAAAGTTCATTTACTTCATTGAATTTCATTTCAATATATGGAAGAAGAATCATTTGAGCAATTCTTTCTCCAGGCTCAATGCTTTGCATTTCATCAGTATCGTTGTGAAGTGCGACAATATATTCTCCTCGATAATCTGAATCACAGATACCAGTACAATTTGCGGGGCGAAGACCGCGTTTAGTAGCAATACCTGACCGCGCATATATTGCTGCAAAAGTTCCTTCTGGTAATTCAAAAGAAAGACCTGTTCCAACTTTTATAGTAGAATGAGGCGCAATATCAAGAATCTAGTTGGTTGCCGCATATAAATCATAACCCGCCGCGTCTGAAGAACCCCTTGTTGGAAGTTTTGCAAATTCATTTAATTTTTTAACTTTGATATTTGCCATTATTAGTCTACCTCATAATTAATAGTTACCGTAGAATCGGGTTCTTTAATATTATTAAAAATTTTTGTTAAAGAAAGTTTCCAATATTCATCAATAACTTCGCCTTTTGATTTTTGCTCTTTGTGTTCACTAGTATATTTTCCAAGAACATAAGATTTATCTGCTTTGGCTTCTTCAATGGCTCTTGTTGCTTCTGCTTCTGTATCAACTCTATAGGTTTCTACTGTACTAACTAAATATTTTGACATCCTTTTATCTCCTTTATTTTTAAATACATTTAATAATTAATTTATTTTCATTGTATTTAGTAATTTCTTTTTCTTGAATTTGTTTAATCAATCCTTTTGTAAAATGCTGCGCTCCAGATAAATCAACTTGATAAACATCATAAGTTTGAGACAATTCAAAAATAGTATCTGGTATATCTTTTACTTTTGTTTGGACTACTTCAAGTTTATTTCCATCCTAATAGACATAGAAAGTTTGATATATATCAAAAGGATGAATAATTCCAATAATTTTCTTCATAAAAAATTAACTCCTTTTTAACATTGGATTACCCAATCATCACAATTAAATAAATAATAAGCAAAAGCTTCTCCATCAATATTTAGCCAAATTTCCCAAGCATTATTAATAATGTTGGAGTCTTTTTCAATAGAAAGAATATTTCCTCTATTTTTAAGTAAATCAATAAGTTCTGTTACTGCAATTTCACAAGGATTAGAATTTTGTTTTTCATACAAATGAAATATTGTAAAATCATGTCTTTCACGACAGAGCAGCATAGCATAACCATCTATTTGCCAATTAAACCATTCTTCAAGTTCTGGTTTAATTGAATTAATTTTTGATTTACTAAGTTTATTTTCTTTTGACATTATTTGCTTATTAAAATCATAAAGGGTTCCAAGTGAAACATTATTACTATTCATTATTAAGTTCCTTTTCTTTAGCTTCTTTAACTGTTTTATATTGTGGATTATAATCTTGTCTATTGCAAATTTCATAATCACACATAATACAACCATTTTCTATAGTGCAATATTTCATATTTTATACCTTAACTAATTTTTTCTGCATATTGATTATCTGATGATAATTTTACACCTAATATTGAATCGAGATGAGGTTCTTGATTCGGAATGTATCTTCCATATTTAATAATAATATTTTCATATTGTTCAATATATTTTATAAACCAATTAATTTCTTCTTTTGTGTATCCTGTATAAATTACTATATCATCTAAACATTTATATTTTACACGAAGCCAAAGTATTAAATTCATAACATCAGAAAAAGAATCAAAAGGCTCTAATCCTTGCATTACAATTGCTTTTGTAATAGGATTATTAATATATCTAGTTAATAATTTATCATAATCTATTTCAATATTAGGTTCATTAACTAAATCACTATTTTGACATACTTGTTGCCCGCATTCCTTATCACACTTAAAAGTGCAATAAGGAAATTCAATTACCATTGCGGGCTTTTTATAATTTACAAAATCTTCATCAATTAATCCTTTAACTATCATTTACTTTTTCCCATCTTCTCATATTATACTCTAATTTTCTTTGAGTAGACCATGATTTTATTGGAGTATAAAAACCAACAATTCTTGTATATTCAGTTTCTATTGCTTTCCCGCAAACTGGACAGGTAGTTCCATAGAAAGCATGATTATCTTCACAACTTTGGATTTTTGTATTAAACGCAAAATATGTGACACCTTGGTCTGCGATATATTTTACCATATTCCAAGCTTTATCAAAACTATCGAATGGAGCATCTATATTTGCATGTAAAATAGAACCTCCATTACAATAATGGTCAAATAAAGCTTGAATCTTAATTCTTTCTTGTAAAGTTGTTTTTATACCAAGAGGAATAAATTGATTTCCATAAAGTGGCAAATCATATATATTAGCATTTGGATAAAAGAATTTATCTTTTTTCATTAGTTTATCTGCGGCTGTTTCTCCTGGAATTTGTTCAGTATTTATTTTATAATCAGCACCAATTTTTTCAATAAATGCATCTGCTGTTGAATGAATTACATCAAAAATTTTTTCACCAAATTTAGAAGCTTCTTCTGTATAAAAAACATTACCAAATTCATCTTGTTTTGTATATCCAAAAGCTTTCATAGTTTCATAAATACCTAAAAAACCAATTGTATTATATAAATGCTCAAAATCAATTAATTTATAACTATAATTAGGAAGAAGTCCTTTTTCAACATTTCTTTTAATAATATGTCTAACACAATCAAGAGCTTGTAAGCAAACAATTGTTCTTCTTTCAAGTTCTTTAAGATATTCTTCTTCTGAACTAGTATCTAATGCTAATCTTGCTAAATTAATTGTATTTACTTTAACAGAACCAACTTTTAACGCAGTTCCACCAATAGAATTAAAATAACCAAGGTCTCTAACATTACTTTTTAATCTACAACAATTAGAAAGGCTATTAACGCTATCATCAACAAATAAATTACTATCAGACCATTTCATATTATGTTTAATTGCCCATTTTGCAAAATCTTTATCTACAAAATCATTATTTTGATATAATAAAGATATTGTACTAACAGGGAATGTCATCATATTTTCAGAACGAATATCTGACATGGTTTTCATATATAATTTTTGAAACTCAATGATTTCATCTTCATAATCAATCATAAAAGTTCCATCAGGAAAAGTACTACCGCCAAATAATGCTTCAAAATATGGTCTATCAAATACAGATGTATTAGTAAATGCAGATTGAGATCCATCTCTTACATAAGGCTGATTTACTGCATAAATAAATCTTTGGAAATTTTGAACTGCATATCTTTCTGGATCGCCTTCCCAATATTTATTATCAATATCTTTTTTCCAAAAATAATACATATATGGAATTAGATTAGGTAAACCGACCGCACCAGAAGTTCTATTACTATTGTATGAGATAAATTCTTTTACAAAATCAACAAAAGTACCTAAATGTTGCGGCGGTTTTGCATTAAAATTTTTTCCTAAGAAAAATAATCCTTTTTCCGCAACTTCTTTTAAATCATATGCAAAACAATAACTTTTAAATGTAGATGTATCAGAATCATGCATATATAATGCACCAATCCATTCTAATTTTAACCATTCATTTGCTGCCTTAAATCCGTACTTCTTTTGCATTTCATAATGAATTTTATTAAATGCTAAAAGTTTTCTATGAGATTTTGGCATTTCATTTAATAGTGTTACAATATCTTTATGTGAAACATTTGAATTGCCATCAATACTAGCATCTGCCACTGTTGTTTCATTAATAAAATTACTAATAAAATCATTATATGATAACTGTTCATCTGCAAAACCATTAATTTTTGCAATCTCAGTTCCATATTCAGCTTGCAATCTGTTGTATGCTGTTGTAAAATTTTTATTTAATCTAATTGTAATATTCAATTTATTTTTGCTCCTTTATCCAATTTACAGCTTTAGAAAAATTTAAATATTGATCATTAACTTTTAAAATAGGAGCTTCCATAAATCCTAATTCAATAAGTTCATCTATATTATTTGATATTTCAAAATCTATATTAAGACTTTGAAGTTTTTGTTTTAGAACATTACATTTTGGGCAATTCGTTGAATATAATGTAATCATAAAAAAACCTCCTGTTTTAGTAAAAATGATCTAAAGTTGTCTATATTATTTAAAATTATTTTAATAAGATTTATTATCTTTGACCAATTTCCTCTCTAAAAGTAATTGTTGGTTTAATATCAGTTGTATTTTGAATAGGGTTTTCATTTTTTGGATAATGGAATTCTCTTTTTCCTTTTCTCCATTCCAAATCGCACATTTCTGGACATTCTTCTTCCATTTGCAATGCTCCTAAAATATTAAATGCGGCTGCTGCTAGATGATCTTCATCATCCCACCCCGCGATGTATTTAGCTAAATGTCTTTCTGCTGAATCAAGAAAAGATGATAATGGAATACCCTTTAAATAATTAAAACGTCCATATTTTTTTGCACCTTCTTCATAGTGACGCGACAATCTAAGTAATGCCATCATAGGAAGGGAGAGCATATCTCCCTTCCCTTCATGCATATCTCTAACTGCACCAGTGTTAAATTCTGTTCTTTCACCAGAGTCTTTAATCATATTTACTCCTTTATATTAATTCTTTCATGTTCTAAAGTCATATTTGAACCGTTAATATTTACAATTCTATATAATTGATGTGTTGAGGTTGTTTTATAAGTTTTAGCAACAAATGTATCTTCTCTTCTATATCCTGTTACCATAATTTTGGTTCCTCTAGAAAACCATCCTTTTTCTAATACTTTTTTACTACCATCTGTTTGTACTTCTGAAATTTGACGATTATACATGGCATAATATTCTTTAGTAAATTTTACATTAACAACACCTTCTGTTGTTAAAACCATAACCGATGCTTTTGTATTATTTTTACTAATAATTGTTCCTGCAATTTTATATAATTTAAAGATTGGAATATCTCTACCAGCTCTTTTGAAGAAATAATCTATTTCAGGTTCATATGATAAAGTTGAAAAATTAACAATACCATATTTATGTTTATCAATATTAGCTAATTCATGTTCATGATAGTAAAAACACAAACTTTCCATTTCCCATGCGGAAATATTTCCAGTCGCATATTTATTCCATGTTTCATTAAATAACAAATTGTTATATTGATTTAATACTTCATTTTGATTTTCTTTTAACCAATTTCTTGCTTCATCCATTTCTTTTTGATAGATTTTATCCCATTTTGTTTGGAGAATACAAGTAATTCCATTAATAACATCAAGTTCATTTAAATCATAATATTGTGAATAAAAATTTAATGAACCTTCATCAAACACATAATATTTACCAACTTTTTTATTATCCTTAAGAAATTTATTAAAAACAAATACTTGTTTTTGTTTATTTAATTCTTCTGGTACTAATCCACTTTTTAACAATCCATTAAAGTTCTGTAAAGTTAATCGTTTCTTTGGATCGCAAATTAATGATATATAATAAGCCATAATTGAATATCTTGGATTTTCTTTACAAATTTTTGATGCCCATTTATTATCAATCTTATCAAAGGCTCCTGACTTAATTAAAGATACCATTTGAGTTTTATTTAATGGGCATCTGCTCATAAAATCAATAATACCTTTATATGGGCGGCCGCTAATAATTTGATCAATTACTGGTCCACCAATTTTATTAACACCTTTTAGTCCAAACAAAATTTCATTATTTATTTCATCTGGTTCAAAACTAAAACCAGATTTATTAATATCAATTAGAGATACCTTAATTCCTCTTGATGTTATATCACCAATGGCTTTTGCTAATTTGGAATAATCAGTTGATTTATCTTTTGTATTACCATCATCGTCATCGTCTTCTTCATCTTCAAGAGATGCGCTATTAACAATGAGACAAGCTGTATTCCAATAAATTGGATTCCAATGAGTTGCAATATAAATTGTTTGCACTCCGATAAATGAATACGCAAGAGCGTGAATAATTGAGAATGAATACCCCATCTGAGGTCCAACACCACATTCCCAAATATATTTACCAAGAGCAGGACTTGTTGCCTTATCCAAAATTTGTTGATGCAATTCTGGAATTTTTGCCATTTGTTTTTTACCAACAATCTTGCGTGCGGCGTTTGCTTCTTTAAGAGAGAAACCACAGATTTTATCATCCATCAACATTCGCATTAACTGTTCCTGAGATGGAGGTACTCCATAAGATTGTTTAAAATATGGTTCAACCGCAGTTTGCTCTTCTTTTGTTAAACCAGCTCGATCCATTTCTTGATACCATAATGATAAATTATTTTTATAACGAATATATTTTTCCATTGGTGTTTCTGCGCCTTTTTCTGCGGTCATAAGACGCATCAAACCATTGGCATCCGCCATCTCCAAAATATTCGTTGGTTTAATTTTTTTTGCCGCCTGAGAACCGACATCTGAATCAAACTGAAATATATTTAATACACTACCCTCTTGTAGAGCTTTCCATATTTCTTTTTTATCTAATGGCAAAACTTCTGGATGAAGATATTTATTATATACTTCTCTTAGTGTTAAATTACTATCAATTTTATTATATTTTTGAAGAAGTCTAATAGTTTCTGCAATTTTGTCTTGTACTTCTGTTACAAGAAAATCATACTTTGTCATACCACATGCTTCACAATTATGAAGATCCCATTGTGTAATAATTTCACCTTTTGGAGTCTTCATGAAACATCCAAATTCATATGGATCTTCATCAAACAAAATTACACCTGAAGCATGACTAGAACGTTTATTAACAATTCCCTCTATCGCCATTGCAATATCTAAAAGACCAGGATATTTGTTTATTTCATTAATAAAAGCTGTAATGGGTTTTCTATCTTTATCTTTATTACCATAAACGACATCTTTAAGAGGCCAGAGAAATCCTCTTTCACTTGGAATCAATGATGATAAGTATTGTGCTGTATCTACATCTATTCCATCTCGATAATCAGTTATCCATCCATCTTCATTTTCATTTGTTGGTCCAGATACAGTATATCCAGATCCTTGACCCCTATATCCTCGACAAGCTGTAAGAATCGCACTCTTTGTTCCCTCGGTTCCAAAAGTGGCAATAAGAGTACATCCAAGATTTTTCCTTGAAAGTTCATCAATTTCATTTGAAAAGTTTGCACCACGTTCCTTTTTTATTTCTTGAAGAATTAATGGTCTTTTGCTTGGACACAGATCGATATCGATGTCGCCAAGTTCTACACGGTCTCGATTGAGATATCTCCAAAATGGCAACTCCCACTGAATAGGGTCAAGCTGAGTAATACCTAAAAGATAATGATTTAATCCTGAACATGATGAACCTCTACCAGCACCAACTGTACTACCACATTCCCAAAATAAGTCAACATAATGTTGAAGAGTAATTGGATAACTAAACATATTAGTTTCAAGCTTTTTACTAATCGTTTTTTTAATATCTGCTTCTTCTTCAAGTCGAGAAAGATAAATATCATTATCTTTATTAAGTTGTTTTAATTTTATTAAACATTCATTTACCCAATATCTTTCATATTTATCATTTGATATTTTCATATTATATAAATTTGGATATTGAGATAAACTTTTATCTTCATATGGAAGATAATTTTTTACTTCTACTTTTGGAATAGTTTGTTTATGTCTAATATCATAATTTTCAATTTTATTATAAATCTCATATGAATTATTTACTAATTCATCATAATCTAATTCAGATGGAGCAATATTTTCTTTTATATCATTTTCATCTTGAAGATATGTATATTCATAAAATGCATCAACTTCACGTTCTCCACCTTTTGAATTAAGATATGCTTTATGAACAAATCTATCTTCTTTTTTAAGATAATGAGCATCTGACCCAAGAACCATTTTACATTTAAATGCGGCAGCCACAGCTTTAAGACGCCTATTAACCGCAATTTGTTCGTTTGATTGACCTGGTGCACATTCAATATAGAAGTCTTCATTAAAAAGATTTTTACACCATAAAATAAATTTTACAATATTATTATGGGCTTCTGTAATTCCTATTGTATCTTTATGTTTTTCAGCTTTAATAAGATTTAAAACTTGTGATGATACTTCTCCGCCTAAACAAGCTGTTGTTGCAATTAAACTATTTGGATATTTATTAACAATTTCCTCAAGTTCATCATAAATAGTTGGAACTCTTTCAAGTCCTCTATCCCAATAGCTGTTCATCCACGCCCTTGAAGATAATTCTCTTAATGCTCTAAAACCAGTTTTATTTTTTGCAATCAAAATAAAATGATAATATTTTTGACCCATTTCTCTATTTGGCGTTAAATATATTTCATTACCTAGTGCAACTTTAAAATCTGGATGTTCTTTTAATATATCTTGAGCATAAAAATTTGCTTGCGGCGCCCCCGATAGACATTCATGATCCGTAAGTGCCAATCCGCATAAACCTATTTCTATCGCTCTATCTATAAGAGCTGGAATTTTTATTATACTATCAAGCAAACGAATATTTGAGTATTCACTGTGCGAGTGCGGCTCAAAGCGTTTTATCATTACTCTACTACCTCTTTCATTATATTATATTTATATTATAATATAAATTAATAAAAAAGTCAAGCGAGTTGCCCCGCTTGACTCGAATCAAAAATAAATATTAATTTACGTTGTCCATTGGAGTGTACCTCCTATAAAGTATTAAGGTATTAATTACAAAAATATTAAATTACTGCAAATTACCTGTACATTGGACCGTACCTCTCTTTCATAATATTTATTTCTTACAATTATATTATACCAAAAATTTTTTATTTTGTCAAATTTTATTTAAATTGGATAATTTAATTCTTTACATTTTATACCATGTGAACAAAAATAATCTTGTAAAGCAACTCTTTCACTACATAAATTATTTGGCGCTTCATAAACTATTAAAACAATAGTATCTTTATTAAATTTATTTAAACAAAATTCAAATGCTTTTATCATTTTATCAAAATCAACAGTTTCAAGTAATTGTCGGTATTCTTTCATTGTAGGACAATTTCCTTGTAAAATGTTTTTATTTTCACAGGGACAATAATGAGTTCCCTGAGACTGGACTATAAGAGGTTCATATCGAAGTCCGCATACTATTCCTCTTTTATCTCTATAATATTCTTCGCCTTGAGGCGGGCGGTACCAGTCTGGATCGCGGAGGCAGGTTGAAACAGGTATGAGATTAGGGGTAAAGTTCCTAATCTGATAAAAATAGCTAGTTTTTATTTTTATCATTATATTCATTTATCGCTTTCTTTAAAACTTCTTTTGGTATTATTTCATAATTTCTTTTATTAAACCAATAATATCCAGGTTTATCTTCTACTGTTTCAAAAGTAAAAATTATTTCAATTTCCTTCAATCAATCTTCTTAATTCGCTTTCTTCTACTAATCTATATTTTTTCATAAAATCCCCTTATTTAATAATATCCTACTTTATCATACATTTGAGCATATGTTTTTACATGATTATGAGTTAAAACACCTAATAATGTTTCTTTATCATCTTCTTCTTTTATATATATACGTGCTGTATCTGTAGTGATAGCAGAACGTCCTTTAGGTCTAGTTAATCGTTTAGCGCAATTCTCAATTCTTTTCATATCAGTCGTGTTTAACTCCATCCGACCTTCTGTTCCCACTACTACAAAGATAGGTTTTCCATTTTTAAATATAGGTTTGGTGTCTTTTATTTTACCGCACCATTTAATACTATATTCTTCATGCACGTCTGTTACTATAAGGTGACTCTTTATATTAATTTCTTCTATCATTTTATTTCTCCAAAGAATTAAAAAAATCCATTATATCATTACTTACTTCTCTTGTAATTATGTTCTCACTTCGAGGAGCATCTTTAGATTTGTGATAAGGATGAATTTCCTTCCAGCATTTTAGCATATGCTTTCTAACTTTATCTTCTATTTTAAATTCTTTACTACAAGTTGGACATACATACATTTTATTATTTACCTCTTTCATTTATATTATATTTATATTATAATATAATAAAATAAAAAAGTCAAGTGGGAAACAATCCCACTTGACATATAAAATAAATATTTTTAAGCTACATTGTCCATTGGAGTGCCCTCCATAATTCTTGTTGAAGCGTCTACGGGTTACAAATTATTTAGCCCATTGGACCGTACCTCTCTTTCGTAATATTTATTTCTTATAATTATATTATATCAAAAATTTTTGAAGTTGTCAAATTTTATTTAAATTGGATAATTTAATTCTTTACAATTTATACCATGTGAACAAAAATATTCTTGTAGACACTTTCGTTCACTACATAAATTATTGGGAGCTTCATATACCATTAAAACTATAATATCTTTATTAAATTTATTTAAACAAAATTCAAATGCTTTTATCATTTTGTCAAAATCAATAGTTTCAAGTAATTGTCTATATTCTTGCATAGTAGGACAGCTACCTTTTAATATTTCTTTTTCTTCGCATGGGCAATAATGCGTTCCCTGAGATTGGACTATAAGAGGTTCATAGCGGAGACCGCATATTATTCCTTTTTTGTCTATATAATATTCTTTTCCTATTGGCGGTTTAAACCATTTAGGATCTGATAGACAAGTTGAAACTGGCACCATATTTTGTTTAAAATTACGAATTTGATAAAAGTATGAAGTATATATTTTTATCATTAATAATATCTTAGAGGAGCTGAGTAATAAGGAAATAAAAATTGCATTTGATTGGAATATAATAATTGTTGTTTACAACTATTTAATCTTTCTTGCAACATTTTAAATTCCATATCATGCAATCTTAAATCAGCTAGTATTTTTGCTTGAACATCAGAAGAAGGAACTTCATCTACTTTATAATATTTTCTCATAATTTCATTTTCTTGAGAAAGCTTATCTATTTCAATGACCCGATTATTTAATGTGGTATTATTATTTTTTAAAATATTATTTTCTTCTTTTAAATCATCAATTGTTTTTTGAAGCTCATCGCAACTTTTTTGCCAAAAAGCCAAATCTCTCTCTAAGGATTCAATTTTCTTTTTATATTTATTAAAAAACATTTAATTTAGAACCTCATTTAATTTATTTATAATATTCGTACTTTAAATTAATCCATTCAATAAATTTTTCAGTTGATTCATTATATAAATCATTATAAATATCAATTTCCTCATCAGATAATAAGTCAAAAACAACTTTCATTTTGTCAATAAAAATAATTATATCATTCATATTGTCACCTTACCAATACTAATTTTTCACTAGCTCTTGTACAAGCTGTATATAACCATCGAATATGTTCTTTTTTATCAAAAGGAAAAGATTCCTCCAAAACGAGAACTTTAGACCACTCTGACCCCTGTGACTTGTGGCATGTAATCGCATATGCATAAGTAAATTCCTTCGGCACTATTTCACCATATCCAAGCTTCAGTTTTCCAAGTTTATAAGACAGCTTCCAATCACAACATTTAACTCCAGACATAATCATTTGTCTATCCATTTCTGTCATTAAATACACATCATCCATATCTGGAATAACCAAATCTCCCATTAATACATCAAATTTTCTAATATTACTTTTTACAAACCGCGGGATTTGTCTCCAAGTTTGAAAACTGTTTTGAAGAATACCAATAGTACCATTAATTAGTGGGTCTCCTTTATTACTAAGGTCATCCCAATAATTACGTAGACAAATCATTTTATCTCCGTCTACAGGATAGTCTGGATGGTTTAACAACTGTCTCATTTGATTATTAATAGATTCACGTTTAGCATTTGTTGCAGTTAATACTTGATCTGCCCACTGTAATGCTCCAGTATTAAGTTGAGAGTATGGAATGATTTTTACTTCTTTCCCATCATAATAATCAATTGGTTCATTGTTTCTAATTTTCATTGTAAGTCGAATAATTTCTGATTCTTGCGCTTGCCGCATAATTTCATCCAGAAAAATATGAGGATGGTCTAATAGATGATTATCTTCATCCTTATCTATTGGCGGCAACTGACCAGGATCACCTAAACAAATTACATATACATTATGAGTAAATAATAAATCTATTAATGTTTTAGGAGCCATACTTACTTCATCAACGACGATAATACTATAATCTAATTGCGGTTTTGGTTTTCTAAAAAATCCACCATCAGGCTTTGGAATGGATTCATATAAAAGTTTATGTAAAGTACAAGCATTTTTATTACCTTTTTTGCGAAGAACCTCTGCAGCCTTACCAGTGAAAGCACAATAACATACATTATCTTCATCAACATCTAAAGCTTCAATAATAAATCGCACAAGCGTACTTTTTCCACTACCCGCGTAACCACTAATTACTGTATATTTTTTACCTGCGTTATATCTATCTATTGAAATTAATAATCCTTCTGCTTGTTTTTTTGTTAAAATCATTTAATTTACTCCCTATAATTTTCTCTTATATATATTATATCAAAAAATAAGAAAAAAATCAAATTAAGAAAATGCGTTTGAAAAAATCCAAACGCATTTTTTGTTTCCATGTTAGTGGTCATATACGCGCCGAGCAATTAAGAAGATACTCCTAATGAATCTAAAAAATTTGCTATATGCATAGCACAAGTAGGACATATTTCAATATTAGATAATTCTATGTCAGATTTAAATTTAGCTAATTTAATTCCATTTTTCATTGCATATATATATTTATTGGTTGGAATTGACATTGTTATAAATTTATTGTCTTCACATACTTTTTTACATATATCGCATTTATAAACTATCATTTTTTATTTCCTTTTATAAATATTCCCAATGATAACCACCGCTTGTTTTTTGAGCGCCTCTACAGGTTGCGGCTATTCCAGTGTGTGCAATCCCTGTTTTTTGGCTAGCTTCACGAGTTGATTGAAAAATTTGATTTAATTCAATACATAAACATTTTTTACCATTACTATGTTTACCATAATTAGGGTTGTTTGAGCCAGACATTCTTTTACTATGATTAATTTTCCATTCTTCATCATGTTTTATTTGTGGAGATGGATGAGTTTTCCAATACTATTTTAAAAATATAGAATGTTCTTTTCTTCTTTTCTAACCTTCTTTAGTTTGATAATATTCTTTTTTTAACTAACTTTGTTTTGTTTTCCATTCTTTAGATGGATGCCAACCAGAAGTCCCCTAACCACCTTCGGTTAAATTATAATGATTTGGATTTTTAAAACTATTATAATGATTTATCCAAAATTTTTCTCTATCAGAAGCAATTAATGAATATTGCTCTTCAGGGATGTTTTCTATAATAGATAGTATAAAATTATCCTTTCCATATTTATTAATAGCATGATTTAATGCCGCACATCCTTTTCTATTATATTTTGCCTCAGATAAATGTGTACTCCAACGATTTTCAATATTTTTGGCCTTGCCAATATAAATATGATGATTTATTTTATTTTCAATTTTATAAATTCCACAACTCATTAAAAATAATACCCCTCATCTATAATTTCAATATTTTCAACAATTAATTGAGGATAAATTTTATTATTCCAAAAATTTTGATTGCATTTGCAAATTGCATTTGCTTCTTTAAATTTATCTGGTTGAACAGTAAATTTTTCAATCTATTCTTCAGTTCCATTAAACTTAATAATAGATAATCCATTTTTAAGATTAAATTTTAAAGTATTACTTTTCATTATTTGAAAATTAGAATTTGTAATTTTAAAATTAATATTTACATAAGCTCTATCAATATCTTGTCCCCAATAGTCATTCATGTTTGCAATATCTAATATTGTTTGATTATTATTTTCATTTTCTTTAAAATCATAATCAATTCTGTAAATAGGCTCAATAGATACATCTTCTAATAGTTGATCAATATGATAAAGAAAATTATTAACTTGATTTCCTTTTATTCCAATACCATGTGCATTATCATGTCCTTCTACATAAATTACTTCAGGACATTGTTCAAGAATTTCTTTAAAACTATTAATTCCAGTTTTTGTATATCCGCGTCCAGAACCTTCATATGTTTCCTCACCTTTTCTATTGGTTCTCGTTAATAAACAACATGGTCTTTGATATTTTGCCATAAATTTATTTGCAATCAAACCGCGAATTTCAGAATCAATTTGACCAGGTTCTAATAAAAATAAAAGAATTTTATGGTCAAGCATATGATTAGTTTCAATCATTTTCTCTAACATAGCCAAACCTGCATCTTCTGCTCTTGTCTGTCTATTTTTAACATTTGTAACTATTCTAATTGCTTGTAAAATTAATTTTTCTGTCTCTCCTAATTTATGTCCATGTTTATTTGAAATAACTTCTTCAAATGCTTTATGATTTAGCATAGCATTAAATAATAAATTTTTCTATTCTATAGTGCCACTTCTGGTAATAGCATTAACAAAAGGAACAATAAAAAAGGCGGCGCCGATAGAAGTACAACTCATATCAGAATTAGAAGGAATATAGTCTGGTTTAGTTAATGGAAAAGAGTTTTTATCAAGCATATAATCAATAAAAGGATTTTTTATATTCTATTTTTTAAATCCTTTTGTAATTAAATAGCGAGTTTCAAATGAACGTAAACTCATCATATCTGCATCTAATCCAAGAGCAACTAAATCAATAAAATTATCAGCATAATTTACATTTAATATACTATCTATATATCGACAAAATTGCCAGACTACGCCAACACCAGATAATTCTTTATTAGGATAATCAGATAATTGATTATTAATAATTACTGCATATTCACTAATATGATCTGCTAAATGGTGGTCTAATACTAATACTCCTATTCCTTTTTTAAATAGTTGATAATGATAATCATAATCATTGCTACTTGAATCTGGACAAATTACTAATGAATAATTATTAGATATTTTATTTATACAATCAGATAAGCCATGCTGCTTACTATCATGCATTATCCATGTTAAATGATTATTAATCCAAGTTGGAAATATTGAATATAAATAATTAATTAAAAGGGCGGCTGATGTATATCCATCGCAATCACAGTCTACAACAATTAAAGCATTTTGATTCTTTGATATTGTATTAAGTAATAATTTTAATCCATCTTTTAAATTTTTCTATCCTAATAATAAGGGTGAATTAATATCTTTATCTGATAAATTTATATAATGTAATATATCATTTTCTGCAATACCTCTATTATATAAAACTTGTTGAATTGCTGAAAAATTTTTATTTGGTTTATTTATTAATTCATATTTCATTTAATTACTTCCTTTTATTTTAATATTTATATTTATTATATCAAAAAAAGAAAGAATTGTCAAGTCAATTCTTTCTTTTTCCAATAGTAATTTTTATATTTAGTATGTAATTCTATTGCTCTAGTTAAAGGTTCGTAACAAGTAATATTTAAATAATTTAAAGCTTCTTTTTTAGAATCAAATGTTTTTAATAAAATTTCATTATCATCAAACATTTGGATAGCAATTTTATTATTTGGTTTTCTTAATTTAGCTTTTTCACTCATAATTTTTTTAGCTTCAGTAGAATGCTTTTTGCCCTTAAAAGGATTTTCATGCGTTAAAAAATATTCTTTTTGTTGTTTGCTAAGTTTAGCTTTTTCTTTTTTACCTTTATCAGTCTAATAATACTTTTTTAAAGAATTACTAATTTTTAATTTTAATTCATCGGTTTTTTCTGGGGTTGCATCTCCACCTGCTGTTTGATTATATCCATATAAACTATTATTAGTGTTATATAAAGCAATTAATTCAATTTCTTTTTGTTTAGCCTATTGCTCTGTTAAATTTGTAAAAAGAATTTTATGCTAAAAATTATTCCATCCATATTTCTAAATTGCTTTATAAAAAATTTGTCGTTTATAGCCTAAACCATTTTTCCATCTTTTATTTGGATCTTTTTCTGATGTAATACCAATGTATTTTTTATTATTAATTTTATTAATATGAATATAAACTTGCCACTTATTTTCCATCGGCATCTAACCTTTCTTGTAATAATTGTAAAAATATTTCTTTTCCCTTGTCAATTGGAGCATCTTTGTAATCTAATAAATTTTTAGTATCAAATATAAAACTAATATTACAAAAATTTCTATATTTTTGAGAAATCTTTTTTAATTTATTAATCCATATTTGATATTCTTCATCTCCTATTTTTTGATATTGTCGATCAAAAGCAATTATAATTTCTTTTACCCCTAAATTATAAAGTAATAAAAATTGATAATTTAATAGATTACTACCACAAACCGCCCCTGTAATATCATTTTCAATACCAAAATAACTTGCATATTTTAAGCAACTTTTTTCTGATTCAAAAATAATTGCTTTTTGAAGTTTTTTTATATTCTCTTTTGAATTATTTAAATTATAAATATTAAAAGACAAAGGATGATTATATAATTTGCCATTTAAATAAGCAGGACGATATTTACCTTGTATTTGTTCATTCTCTTTGATAAGAGTTCTTTCCCTAATTCCAATAAGATTTCCATCTATATCATAATGTGGTATTACAATACCCTCATTAATAGGATCATAACATATTCCTCTTGATTCTATAACATTAAAAGTTATATCTTCTTTTTCCCATGGAATGATGCGGGGATGAGGTAAATATCTTAATATTTTATTATCATAAACTTTTAATTCTATAATTTGCGGTTGAGTTTTTTCTTTGTTTCTTTTAAAATTATTAATAATTTGCCAATCTTCATTTGCTTCTTGATTATCTTCAAAATCAAAAGTTTCTGCTGTATATCCAAAATATTTAGCGACAAAAGCAATAGCACGAGGTAAGGAAAAATTTTGGATACCAGCAGTTTTATTTACTCTTAATACTAAATCATATATATCAAATGAAGCATCTCCGCATCCTGTGTAACAATGAAATAGATGTGTATTTGAATAGTAATAAAGTTTGTGACTCGCATTAGTTAAATCACTATTATGACATATTGTTTTACAAATAATACAATTATCTTTAAGAATTGGCTCTGCCCCTAATTCTGTTAATAAATCATAGACTTGCTCTAAAGTTAATTCTTTTTTTAATTCTTCTTTATCATATTTATACATAGCTTTCTATTGCCCTATAAACAGTTCTTTCTGAACATCCAATTTGATTTGCAATTTCTTTTTTTGTAAATTTTCCAGTTAAATATAATTTATAAATTTGTTCATATCTTTCAGATTGCATTTTTTTATTTTGTGGATTATAATTATTTCTATTATAAATAGGATATTCTTTATAGGTTTTTCCTTTTAACATATCACAAAAAGCATCATAAGATATTTTGTCAGCTACTTCGCTATTTTTCCAAATATCTTTCATAGTTAATTGGGTATTTTTATATTGAGTTCTATATTTTATAACTTGTTCTTTTGAAAATTTAAATTGTTTAATTAAATCTCCATCAACATCTTTTCTTGTTTTTCCAGTTGTTAAGGATGAAATTTGACTTGTTGTTGTATTATATTTTATAGCTAAATCGGTCGTTGGTATACCAGATTTTCTTAATTCACGAATCTATTTTACTTGATTGTCGGTAAATTTTTTAACTCCATTTAATTTGCTTAATGGATATATTTCTTTATCACTATGCCAAGTTCTACCAGTATTTATTGCACTAATCATTCCCATTGTTGCTTGTGGAATAATTAATTGTATTTCTTTAACAGATTTACCCTTTTTTAATTCTTCTCTTATTATTTTCGCTTCTTGCTAAGTAATTTTATGATTTGGTCTTTGTTCACCTTTTAAATGTGGATAAGTCTGTCCTCCAATAGTATGATTATATCCATTTGGAGTTATACTATTAAATTTTCTTATATAATATTGCTCTCTTTCATCCAATAAATTTTCAGAACAATATTCAATTATTTCAAAATTAAAATCAGAATCATTTTGACTTTTCATCATATCTTGATGAATTTCCATATTTACTTCTGTTTTTAAGCTACTCTATTTATATTGATCTGGATGTAGAAAACACCAATGACGCCATTTTCTATTTTGTAAATCTACCGCACGTCCAATATAAATTTTATTATTTTTTAAATTAGTAATTTTATAAATACCGCTTTTCATATGCTATCTCCTATCTGACACAACCTAAATTTAAATAAAGTTCATTTCTTTCTCTTCTGTGTCATAATATATTAAAATTACTAATAATAAATTAATTAAGTTTGTCCAAATTATTCATAATAATCTTTTAGTTTAATTTTCAATCCAGAAGTTAATATTTGGATCATTTGTAAAATATCGGCATTATCAAAAATAATAAATAAATCAACCATATTATATTCTTCAATATTCCAATCAAAATTAAATACTTCTCCATGATGAGGTATAATACAAGTAGCTCCAAAATCGCCATCCGTAACCATAATTTCACTATTTATTATATCTGGGCTATATTCCGCAAATACGATTCCACCATCTGGATATTCTTCTATTAATTTTTTAAATTCATTTTTATTTATAATTTTCATAAATCTCTCCTGACTGTCACCACCATGACAAATTGTGCGGGCGGTGAATAATCCATTTCCCATTGTAGGTTCTCCGCCCAATTCACTTACAAGGTCAAATACTTCTTCTATTGTTAAATTTTCTTTTAATGTATCTTTATCATATTTGAACCTCATATTAACCCCTTTAATGTAATATCATAGCAAAAAAATTTATAATTGGATGCTGTTTTGCGATTATATCAATTTTTTGACAAGTTTCTTCAGCTTTTCTCCAATTCCCGCACCATAGTACAAAACCCAACCAGCTCCATAAGGATTTTAATTCTTTATATGTTTTCATATTCTTTAATATAGGCTTGTAAACAACCATCTTTTGGTAATATTACAACAGTTTTATTAACTGAAGATTTTGTTATAATATCTCCAATCCATTTATCCCAATTTATTTCAATTAAAGCTGTAAAATCAATATTATTTCCTCTTTTGATATATCTATCTTTATAGATAGAAACATCAGTAAAAGGAGGCACTACAACAGTATATCTTACTTCCATTTGTTCAAATTGTTCTAACAACTGAGGATGAGTAGACACCATAACATTATATCCATTATCACTCATGTGTTTTGCTACTTTTGCATAACGAACCCAATCTTTCTCAAATGGGGTACTTTCTAAATCTACCCAATTAGAAAATTTTGCTAAGATAGATTTTCCAACCCCAGGAAAACCACAAATAATCATTTATTTATTTCCTCCTTATATTTTTTTATTAACTCTAATGCGTCAGCAGTTAAATGTTGAACACATATTCTTGGAGGATAATTGTCATAATTACAATCACTACAAGCATCTGGAACTCCACAACAACATCGTTCAAGTGACCAAATAATATTATCTTCTGTCATTTTTTCTCCTTAAAACGCACTTGCTTCAATTTTAGGTGTAACTTTAATTTTTAAATCTTCAATATCCATTAGTTCATAATTATAATTAGTTATAAATATAGGATCAATACGACATATTCCTCTATCAGATTTACACCAAAGAAGAATATCTTTATATCTTCCTCGTCTATTTTTATAAACAGAAATTTTTATATCAGGCATTTCAATACCCATAGAATTAACAATATTTTTTAATGCTTCTCTATCATCTTGACTGACTTGAAGCATAATCATACCACAGTCAATTTTATCTGCAATAGCTTTTGCCATATACTCCAATATTTCTATTGGTACTGACTATATTTTAACAACATATGTTGCTATATCTCTTTCGATTTTTCAGATGCTTCGTTTCCTAAAACATCGCTACGTGCTAATAGTAGCTCTACTCCCCAGCATTTCAACCTAAGGGATAGTCGATAGCCCGCTCTAATTACTTCTCATCATAAAAAGATGGATTATTAATCATTTTCCATAAAGTGCCATAACCCACATAACACTCAGGAGTTTTACTAAATTTGTTTAATGACAAACCACTTTCTTTATATAACTCAGTTATCAAATCTCGATCTTGTTTAGAATATGCTCCTTTATGAGGATTATTTTTGAAAACCTCTGCTTTAATATGTTTCCAAGTTTTTCCATGCCACATTCTTAAAAATCCACTATAACTTATTTTATTTAAAAAATATTGATTATAAATATCCCGACTTCTTAATCCTTTTTGATAACATTCTCTACAAAAAACAACATCGCTTTCTGATAATAGAGCCATCCCATGCTCTTCTCCTTTGTGGATTGTATTATATCCAGGTAAATCTCCACCAGGAGTTTCATTATAATGCTATCTATTATTATAAGTATTGAATTTATTAATCCAAAAAATTTCTCTTTGTTTCATAGTTTCAACATCTTTTAAATTATCTTCTAAAATTTTAAAATCAAAATTATCAATTCCATATTTTCTAATTGCACGATGAATTGCTAAATTATAATCTTTGTTATTTATATTAAAAGATGCTGAAAGATGATCATTATAGCGTCTTTTTGGATCTTTCGCAAATCCAATATACATATGTCCATTGATTTTATTCGTATATTGATATATACAATTCAAATTTTTACCTCCTTTCTTTTTATTTTATTGGGTTAAGTAATTAGAATGAGACGGGATTGCCTTCAGCTTAACCTGGTCAGGTTTCCCCGTTAGCCGCTTTATTCGCGACCCCTCTTAGCAAAAGAGGATAAGATATATTAAGGCACAAATAATTATTCTACCTCTCAATAAATTCTGATCATATTGTTGAGCTGATACATAATCTGCATTTAATTGAGTAGCTGACATTACAAAAACGCCATATTGATTACATAAATCTTTAATTCTTACACTAATCATAAAAAGAATATTATCTTCTCTTAATCCTTTAACTCCAGCTTTTGAACTAATTTCACTAAGAATTTTCATACTTGAATGAATATAATCCATAAATACATATCTTACATCATATTGACGAATACCAAATTTAATTGTATTTTCAATATCTTGTAATGAAAAATCTGGAAGTTTTTTAATATATAAAGGACTTTTTGAAAGAATTGCGGCAGCTTCACTTACTCGCTCCCACTCACCTTCGGTATATGTATTTTCAAGAATATGATCTTCATTTACTCCAGATAGGAAAGCAATCATCATGGTTTGGATTTCATCTTCTTCCTGCTCTGTAGTTATAAATTGAGTTGGTTCTCGAGTTCCATTATCTTCCCATTGTTTTGTTTCAAGATTATAAATTTTATTACAAGCAATAGAACAAGCATCTGCAATCATGGAACGAGTTTTTCCAACACCAGTAGCCGCAGACCGCAAATAAAACTTTTTTAATCTTGCTCCTCGGTGGATTGCATTAACTAACCTTCCGTAAAGAGGATAACCAATCTCTGGATTATTTTTTAATCTTTCAAGAAGTGTTAATGCACCATCTCCAGCCTGAATCACTCCATCTTCTGAATTATCTACATATTTAGCTTTAATTTCATCAATTTTATCATTAATAACATTAGCAATTTCATTGATTGGAGTATTATCAAACCATGATTCTTGTGCTTCTTTCTTTTTTGCATCTAATACATTATCAGGATCGTATAACCATGATAAATCCATTCCAACACTTTTATTATACATTCTTAAAAGTGTCATTTTTTTCATACGATTATAATAATAATCAAATGCTGCAAGTTGGCATATTTCTTTAATATTTTCCAAATATTCAGAACCTTTGTTTACTTTATATATAGCATATTTTTTTGGTCTTTGCTCTAAATATTTTTCTATATCTTCAATAGAAATCTGCTTTGCCCCAAGTTGATGAAGATTATAAATAGAACCAAATAAAATTCTATGGAATTCTTGCGGGAAGTCTTGCTCATTAAATTTATATTTATCTTCTAAATCCAAAAGAGAAGGATTAATAAAAACATCTCCAATTACTTGCATATTTGCAGATACATCAACATATTTTGAACTCATCCATTATCTCCCTCTTCCAACCACATATGCGGTGGCCGCACATATACTCGCGGTGATTCAATATTTATTATTCTTTCTTTTGGTATCGTAAAATTAGAAATATCTTTTTCTTTATTTATTAATTGCGCCTGGTATAAAGCATAATAATAATTTAAGGCTTGCTTATAGATATAAGGAATAATTCCTATACTACCATTACTTTTGTCTAAAGAATTACCTTCTTTTTCATAATACCATTTAAGAGTTTTTAACATTCCGCTATATGTATAATTATTTTCTTTTACATATTTTTCTGCTAATTTTTTAGTTAATAAATAATTATAATCTTCTCCAAATAAAATTTTTACATAATTATAAAAAGCTTCTATATCTTTTTCTTCTTCTGTCATGTTGGCTAAATGATTTTCCCAACATTTAATATGAGCATATCTACGAGCGGAGACCTGTTTTGTTGGTTCATTATCTCTATCAAACTGTTCACCGCAATATAAACATTTTACATAATGATGAGCCATATAATCTCCTTAAAAATTTTCTATTTATATTATAACAAAAAAAAGAAAACTTGTCAAAGTAATAAAACCTTTGACAAGTTTCTTTAAAAATATATAATTATTCTGAAGGAAATTCTTTGGAAAGTAAGAGGAGATCATCATAAATCAAAGATAAAGCTTCAACCTGTTCTCTCGAACACTGACTCATCTTTTGACCTTTACCTAAATATCTATCAGTAATCTGAACGATACGAGGCTGATAAAATTCTCTAAAGATTTCTTCAGAATTATTATCAATCATTCCCTTAATTAGATTATTACAATTCTTCATTAACTCATCAAAATTAAGGTCTTTAGTAGTATCTGTATAAAGATTATTTTTCTTATCTGTAAAATATTCTTGTCCATCTTCTTGAGCTTGTTTATCAATTGCATCAGAAATAGCTTTAACAAGATTATCATAAGAAAAATCAATATAATCTGGTGTATATTTAAATCTAGAACCAGCTTCATATCTTGGAGTGCCACGCATAAAAAGCTTAGTTATATTATTGCCATCTTTATCCGTAACAATTCTAGAATATCCAATAATATCTGCCATTCTAGCTACAATATTATTTGCTCTTTTATCAAGAGTTGGAACAATCTTATTATACTCTGCACCAGCTTCATCTTTAAAAACCTTATCTGTTGCATGAGAAATAAGAATAAGACCGTAATCCATCATAACAATAGATCTAAGACATTCATCAAATTCTTTTGATACAAGTCCATATCCTTTACCAAAAGGAATGTCACTAATACTATCAACCCCATAGCCGCCATCTGAACGAAGTGCATTGTCACAAATATATTTAGTGCAATAATCATAAGCAATATCACAAGTATCAATAGTAATAGTATAAAATTTTTCTTTTGCTTTTGGATCTTTGAGCTGGCGGAGAACTTTCCTAAATTCTGCCCAGTTATTAATAGGCTGCGCCATTACGCCAGGAATGGCATTATAACCTTTTTCAAAAGCTAAAAGAAGGTTATTTTCAAATTTTGATGCGGTTGTTGTCTTACCAGACTTTGGTTCTCCGTAGAAAAAGATCGAGTATCCGCGAAGATTTCTACTCACTTGATGCGGCTAAATGTTAAAAATATTAATATCTGCCATAATGATAATATCCTTTCTTTATAAGAAAGGGAGAAAATTAATTCTCCCTTTATTAAAATTTAAACTCTCCTACGGAAACGGTATTCTGAGCAGCTTTTGTTGCAGCCGCAACATCAAAATTTGCCCCATTCGTTGCTTTGGTTGTCTGACGTTCATTAAATCTCTTTTCAACTTCAGCAAGCTTAATCTGACGATCCTGAGCCATCTTACTTACATCTGTTGCAGTAAGAACTTCTTCGTCACCAAAATCATAAGGAACTTTTGCAGTACCAGTAATCACATATTCACGGCTCTTTCTTTCATAAGTCTGAACTGCCGCCTCACCAAATGCAGATTCTTCCTTCTTTTCCGTCTTAATTGTCATGCAATTAATGCGTCCCCAAACTTTTGTAAAAGTAGGATTAGAAGGAGATGCATCAAGTCCTTCAAAATAGCTCATTCCCATTGCATTACGAACAACGAAAGATACAGGAAGAAGAACTGGACCATAACCAAAAATTGCGCCACTAACTGTTGCAAAATCTTCTGTAATATTCTTATCAGGATCCGCATCAACATGAGTTACTTTTGTAATAAGCATGTCAGTGGAAAAAGTACTTCTCTCTGCTTCTGGACCAAATTCAGCAACGATGGTGCAGAAACCGTTTTCATTCCTTGGCGCAGCTACCTTAGAACCATCTGCCGCAATAAAATCATTAATACCGATAGATGTTCCAGTACACTGAACCTTAAAAGCATTTTCCTTGCCGCCATTAATCCAAGTCTTATCTGGATTATCAATAATCTTCTTTAATGCAACATATGTATTATTGGTCTGACCGCTCTTTGCATATGTAGGTGTTACATAAGAATAATGAACTGTAACAACATTCAGACCATTTTCATCTGTTGCAATATCGAGGTCACCTGCAATATATTTCGTACCAGGGTTTTTTGAATTTTCTCCAGTTACTCTTTCAGAAAGCTGATTAAAATTACTACCTGTGCTATAAACATATCCTTCAATTTTCTCTGTGTTAATAAATTTTGCGTTTGTTTTCATTAAATTATTTTCTCCTTATTAAATCAACTTTATTTCTGTATTTATATTATATCAAAAATTTTTTTAATTTTCAAGTTGATAACTCTTACCAGCTTCAGTAAGAGAATATTTAACAGGATCCTTTCCTGTTTTTTCAACATAACCATCTGCAATTAGTTTTCGCATAGAACCAGCAATAGAGCGGCCGCTAGTAAAAAGAGCCTCCGCCGCCTCCTTAGATGTAAAAACATTAGACATTGCATCTGTATTCTCTTGCATCCAAGAAAGCAACTTTTTGCCATTTTCTGTTATTGCTGCTCCTGAATCTTTTACTTTTCCGTCTTTAAAATCTTTCCAAAACTCCATCGCAATATCATAATCATTTGTTGTAATATTATATTTTTCACTTATATCATTCATATAAGTTATCTCATCTTCAGCAATTTTAATTGCAACCTCAATAAATTTAATAAAAGTTTCTTTCTTAGTCATTTGCGATTTTTTCCTTTTTATTTATAATATAATTTTTATCTTATAATTATATTATAACATTTTATTTTTTATTTTTCAATTTGAAAAGGAATATTTTCATCATCAAAAATTAAATATTGAGCATAAGGAAGCTCACGTGCCCATTTAATAAAATTTATTTTAGATGGGTCATCTTGCCCGCTCCACTCATTTAATTTATGATTACGTCTTTGTCCAGGAGAACAAATGGCGCGGATAGTCTCATAATTAGCTGTCCAAGTTCTCGTTTGAAGCCAACTTTCAGGCAGCCACCGCACAAGTTCTTTCCAATATCTTTTATCTTTTGTTTCAAGATATTTTTGACGAAGAAATTCGAGTTGTTCAATTAAAAGTTCAGAGAACATATTAATATCATTTTCAGCAGGTCCGCCCGCATATTCTGGGATGCTATAATAAATTAAATCAGAATGCATATCATCTGTTTCAAAACAATCAAGAGTAATTGGCGTTACAGCTAATTTATGCATTTTAGATGTACTATTAGCAACAGTAGCAACTTTGTAGGTGTCAATTTCGCTCCAAAAATACATTGGCGCAGTAATATCAACAGAAACAAAAATTTGACGTAAAAACTTGCGGTGTTCAGGACCAGCTTTAATTAATGTTTGAGCGAGCTTCATATCATTTGGTCCGATAAAAGCTACTTCTGCAGCGCCATCGCATTCATTAATTTTTAATATACCATTATTAATTAATTTTTCAGAATATTGCTCACAAAGGCTATCACCTTCTTCAGTATATTGATCCGGCCAGTTGAGATCTGGATGTGATAAATTAATCCAATTATCTGCAATTTCACTTTCATGAGGATATTCATCAATATTAATAATCCCAAAAAAACTATCACTATTATTCCAACTGTTTTTAGGATTTCTCATACCCCGTAGGGCGCCTTCAAAATTAGATACATATGTATTTTCAAATTTCATATTTTAACCATTTCCTTTTGTAGAATTATAACCAAATTTATTACTTTGATACATGTTTATCCAAAACTTTTCTTTTTCATTTAAATTTTCTTTTGGACATTCTTCTAATAATTCAAAACTAAAATTCCAAATTTTATCTCGTTGCATGGCATTATATAAAATATTTGTTGCAGAAGCTTCAATACCCAAACCGCATTTACAATGTTGTTTCCATCTATCACTAATATTAACGCTTTGTCCAATATAACATTGTTCAGTTAATAAATTAGTAATTTTATAAATTCCACAAACTATTTTTTTACCTAAAATTCTATCACATAACTCTGTCATTTGTTTTTGAAAATATTGAGTCCATATAAGTTTACTTAAAACAACAGGTTTATGAAAAGAAGTTTTTAGATTTTCTAACATTTTTACATCAGATAAATCAGCATCATTTATAGATAATTTATAAAATCCTATTTTATCTTTCTTCTATTGTTCGCGGAGACGTGCCTATACACCTGCACTTAATGAAGCTTTTAATTTATTAATTTCATTTTGGATATTTTGTTTTTCAATTTCTGCATTTTTTTGAAAACATTGTACATCATATTTTATATCTTCAATTTGTTCTTGTGCAGATTGATTTGTTTTATTAATAGCCTATTTTGCAAGCTATTGCTGACTTTCTAAATATGTCTCAATTTCTTTTTTTCGAGATTCTTGAAACTATAATAATTCTTTATTTAATTCTTTCTTTTGTTCATTTTTAAAATTAAGTAAATTATATTTTTCTAACTGTAAATTATTAATTTCACGATTTAATATTTTTTTATACTATTCTTGTTGTTCATTTTTATTAATTTTAATTTGATTAGCTTTATAAAAAAGAATTATTCCACATATTAGAAAAATAAAAGCTAATATTAATGATGTCATTATTTTTCTCCTATATACAAAACAGGGATTAGATATTTTATCTAACCCCTGTTATACAGCTAAATTAGTCCTCTGCGTTAGGATCAAACGCACGACCAGCATCGGTGAGCTGAATGAACTTAATTGCCTTGTGGAGACCAGTTTCAGGGTCTTCAATCTCTGCAGGAACACGAACCATAAGCGGAACTTCATTCTTATCCTTATCCTTATGACGCTGGAAAGCAGAAGTTACAATACCATTAACTGTTCTTACACCAAGTCCAGTTGCATCTGCAATATCCTGAGCGGTAAAATCTTCTCCATCGTGTGCCTTAACAAAATCATAAACAATCTTACTATTTTCTTTTAACATAAATTTTTTTCTCCTTGTATTTAAAATATTATATTCTTAAGATGAATTATTTTTTATCATCTACAATTATATTATATAAAAAATTTTTTTAATTTTCAACATAATTCTTTATAAAGTCTAGTTCTGACATAATTGGTATATTGCGTTCTTTTGCTGCCTTATTTTTAGATGATGTGCTATTTACATCATTGTTGATAAGTATATCAGTTTTTGCAGAAATAGAATCAACAACCTTACCTCCATGATTTTCAATAATTGTTTTTAATTCAGCTCTATTTTTAAAATTTGTAAGTTTTCCCGTAATAACTATAGTTTTTCCTGTAAGACTATTATTTATTTGATTTTTGTTTACAACTGGGGCTTCAATAAATAAAAGTTTAGAAATTCTATCAGCTTCCGCATAATTAAAATTTTTAATACTTTTATCCATCTCTTCACCAAAATTATCTAAATCATAAAAATGATAATTCTTATCATTTACAGCATTACGAAAATCCTCATAAGTTTCAAAATAATTAGTTAAATCTTTTGCAACTGCCCGCCCAATAAGAGGAATTCCAATAGCAGAAATAAATGCATCTAAAGTTGTATGTTTACTTTCTTCTATTGCATTTAAGATTTTTGTAACTGATTTAATTCCGAAACCAGGTTTAAGAATAAAGTTTTCCCTGTACTTCGTCCCGATGTTATATAAATCCTCTATGTTTTCTATCCATCCCCATTCAATAAACTTTCCAAGAGTTGCTTTTGATAATCCTTTAATATCAAGCCCCTTTTTTCCGCAAAAGTGGTCAAGTCTATTAACTAATCGTGATTCGCATTGTTCATTGGTACAATATAACACCTCACTATCATTATCTTTTCTAATTTCTGTTAGATGTCCGCAGTATGGGCAAATCTTTGGAATTTGAATTCCTGGAATATGATTAGGGTTATTAGTTTGTGCGCTCTCAACTTGAGGAATTATTTGATTAGCTTTATAAATAAAAACTTTTTGACCAGGATATGCCCTGCCCATAAGTTGAGTCATAACCGTAATATTATGCAAACTTGCTCTATTACAAATTGCGCCATCAATTTCAATATCATTATAAATTAAGACTGGAGTAAGCTGACCAGTTCTTCCCATTGTCCATTCAATATCTTTTACCTCTGTTTCATAAGTTTCATCATAAAATTTATATGCTATTGCATTATTAAAATGATGTGCGGTATATCCTAATTCATTAGATATTTCTCGACTTTCAATTTTAAAAACAACTCCATCAATTGGATAAGATTTTTTATTTGATAATTCTTTTATTTCTGAAATATCATCTTCTGCTGTGGGATTATCTCCAGTCCATGGGACAACTGTAAAACCAAGTTTTTCTGCTTCAAGTAACCTATTATGAAGATAATCATTTTTAAAACCTTTAATAATATCCCAAACTACAAAAGTTAAATTTCTTGAAAAACATTCTTTTGAATCTAATAATCTAATACTACCAGAAGCAAAATTTCTTGGATTTTTATATTTATCTTTAAATTTTTCAAAATTGGAATAAGTACAAATAATTTCTCCATCTACAATTAATTCTTCAAGATAATTAATTTTTTTAGGAATTGAAGGAATAACTAAAGCATTATGAAGAATATCTTCACCAGTTTTTCCATCTCCGCGGGTTTCCGCAGATACCAATTCTCCATTTAAATATCTTAAAGAACAGGTTAATCCATCTAATTTTGCCATTGCAATAAAATCATAATTTTGCAAAAATTTATCAATATTTTTTACATCTTTTGTTTTATCGAGAGATAACATTAAATGATTATGATTAACTTTTTTTAATTCAGAAACTTTTGTAAAATGGATTTTTTGAGTTGGTGAATTTGGAAAAATAATACCTGTTTCTTCTTCTCTTTTTTTTAATTTAAAATATAAATCATCCCATTCTTTATCAGACATAATAGGATGACCCGCATCATATTGTTCGGTAGCTTCATTTAATTTACGAATTAAGGCGGCGATTTCTAATTTATAACTACTCATAAAATCATCTCCTATATATTTTTCTATATATATTATAATATATTTTTTTATAAAAAACAAGTGAAGGATATAAATATCCTTCACTTAAAATTTTACAATAGAAGAAATATTAGATTTAACCATTATATTACCAAAACTTGTTCTTGTTAATAAAGGTAAATCTGTTGCGGCGATGCATATAGAACTAGGCTGACCAGTTAATAAAATTGTATCATTATCAGAAATAACTGTAGCTCCTGCAATATTTCCATAGATTGCACTTGGTCGATAAATTACCAATCCTTTTCCGCCTCTACCTTGCAGAGTAAATTCTTTAATAGAAGTTTTTTTACCATATCCTTTTGTTGAAAATATGGCAATATTATCATCATCTGAATGAATTGGAAGTCCTACAACGACTTCATCATTCTCATCTAATTTAATGGTCTTCACGCCTGCCGCAATTCTGCCAATAGGATTTACATTTTTACTTTCAAAATGAATTGACATTCCATTTTTAGTAATAACAAGAATATTCTCTTCATTAATGAATTCAACATTGGCAATAGAATCACCTTCATTAATTTTAATTGCCGCAATTCCTGTACTACGTTTTACTTTTGTATATTCATCAAGAAATGTCTTTTTCATTAATCCTTGTTTTGTAAAGAATACTACATATTTTGCAGTGTTACTTCTAGCAAGAGAAGTGATAGCAATTACTTCATCGTCATGTTCCATATTAATTAAAGTTCCAACATGAACACCTTTTGATGCATTAGTTCCAATTGGTACTTCATCCACAATAATCTTAAACATTTTACCTTTTTTAGTAAATAAAAGTAAATTATCAATAGTGTTAGTAGATATTGTGGACATAATTACATCATCTTTAGTTTTTACACCCTTACCGTTCTTTCGTTGTACTTTAAAACTATTTTTAGGTATACGTTTAATGTCTCCATTTTGAGAAAGAATTACAACGCAATCTTCTGGAACAACTTCCTCAATTATTTTTTCTTCTGGTTTAATTTCAATATGGGTTAATTCTGTGCGACGGGCATCTCCATATTTTTTAACTAAATCCGCAAGACGAGATTTAAGAATATCTTTTTGACGATTTTCATTTGCAAGAATATTCTTTAAATCTTCAATTTTATTTTCAAGTTCCTTTGCCTCTTGTTCTAATTCAACTTTTTCAAGTTTTGCAAGAGAAGAAAGTCTCATAGCTAAAATTGCTTTAGCTTGATTTTCTGTAAATTGATATTTTTTAATTAATGATTCTTTTGCGGCAGTTGCGTTTTCAGAGCCTTTAATCAGCGCTATGATATTGTCAATATCCTCGAGTGCCCGCAATAAACCATTAACAATTTCAAGTCTATCAATTGCTTTATCTAAATCAAATTTTGTTTCATTAATAATACATTTAATATTGTGATTTACATAAATATCTAAATAGTCTTTTAAAGTTAATAAAGCAGGGACTCCTTTGTCCGTTAGAGCATATTGATTAGCATTAAAAGATTTTTGCAAACTAGTTTTTGAATATAATTTTTTTAATATTGCAGCTGGATTTGAAGAACATTCAATTTCAATACAAATATTTTTACTACTTTTATTAATTACATCTTCAATTCCACTATTTTCTTCTTCTACTGCATATTTTTTAATTTCTTCAATTAAAGGTTCGACATATACTTGATATGGAATTTCTGTAATAATAATATAATTATTTTTAATTTCAGCTTTTCCTCTTAATATAGCTTTTCCTTTTCCTGTTTTGTATATAATTGGAAGTTCTTTTTTATTAATAATAATACCGCCACTTGGAAAAGATGGTGCAATATTATCATAATCTATCTCGCCTGTTGAGACATATTTATCAATAATATTAGCCATTTCTGTAAAAGAATGTGGTAGCCATACATTAGCAATTGTACTGCCAATTCCTTGACACCCATTTACCATAAGTCTTGGAAAGATAGCTGGTAAAACGACGGGCCATTTATCATCATCAGAAAAATTTGGTTTCATTGGAACTGTATTTTTATTAATGTTGGCAAGCATGCCTTCTTCAACAATTTTAGTAAGTCTTGCTTCTGTATATCTACTTGCTGCAGGCTCTCCACTAATTTGTACAGAACCATTTGCTCCATGCCAGTCAATTTCAGGAATATTATTTATCCATTTTTGAGACATTCTTGCAAAAGTTTCATAGATGGCTGTATCCCCATGAGGCCACCAATTTGCGATTACCCCACCACTAATTTTGGCAGATTTTACATGAGGTTTGTTACTTTTATATCCTTTTTGATACATTTCCCAAATACAAGCTCTCTGGCCTGGTTTCAATCCATCTCTAGCATCAGCAAAAGCTCTTTGATAATTTACCTCATGAGAAAAATCAAGAAAATTTTGTGATAATTCTTTTGTTAATTCAATAGTATTCATTTTCATTCTCCTATGTTAAAATAAAATTAGATGTTGTTAAAAGTAAATCTTCAATACATAGATTTTTATGATAACAAGGAATACGAATTAAAGGGATATTGTTTTTAAAGCAAAAATGGTTTTTTTCTAAATCTCGTTGATGTATATCACTTAACAATTCTCGATTTTCTCTTTGTTCAAAATGTTGTATTCCATCATATTCAATAATATATGAATTATTTACATAAAAATCAAATCTATAATTTTTTAATAAAATTTTTTCTTGTTCAAATGAAATATTATTTTCTTTTAATAAAGCTGCAATCTTATTTTCTCCTGTTGATCTCAAACAACCACAACTTTTTGTATCTCCATTTAATAAATATTGAGCTTCTTTCTCACAAAAATTTCCACAATCACATCTGCATTTCCAAAAATATGTTCTTCCTTTTTTCTCCGATCTCTCTAATACAACTAATTTTCCAAAACGTTGACCTGTTAAATCTTTAAAGTATGGAGTTTTTATATTTTTTAAATTTTTTAAAGAAGAACATTTTTTACACATCGTAATTGGATTAGGCTAATTTAAATGACTTCCTCTTACCTGCCAAAGATCATGACAAATAGGACATTCACAATTCCACATGGCTTCTCTATTTTTATTTCCTGCATAAGAAATAATTTTAACTCCAGAAGATGTTATTGTATTGGATCTATCTTTAATCCGACTCATTTGCCTCTCCTTCGTGCTGTAACAAAAATCTCCTTCTTGGAGGAACTGAAGTTCCTAAAAGGATCTCTATCATTTGCTTTGCTTCATTTTCATTATTTACAATAATTTTTGCTATATTTCTTGTATTAGGATTAACAAGAGCATCCGCAAGTTCTTCGCTATCTTGTTCACCCAAACCTTTATTTCTATTAATTAAAAATTTTTCATTTTTATGTTTATCTTTATATTCATTTAATTCATTTTCGTCTTTTAAATAAATATATTCATTTTTCTTTGTGGTAATTCTAAAAAGTGGTGGCATGGTTGTATATATATGTCCATTAAGAATTAATTCTGGGCATAACCACCAAAACATTTCGATAAGAAGATTTCTAATACTAGCCCCATCTGGATCTGCATCTGCACATAACAATATTTTTCCATATCGAAGTTTTTTAACATCATAAATTAATTTATTTGTTTTTGTATCTAAATCTAATCCTATTGCTTTAATAAGATTAATAACCTCTTGATTAGCAAAAATTTTTTCTGAAGAATTTTTATACGCAGCAATAATTTTTCCTCTAATTGGAAAAATAGCATTAATTTCAGAATTTCTACATTCTATAAGCCCACTTGCCGCAGAATCGCCTTCTGCAATCATCAGCTCACAGTTTAATCTATCTTTTCCCCAACAATCAACTAATTTAGTTGGAAGATTTAAAAGTTTTTGTTTTTTATTTTTTCCAACTTTTCTGGCTGCATCTCTTGCTTTCTTTGCGGCATCTCGCGCTTTACGTGCGGCAGCCGCTTTTTCAAAAATTACTTTAATATCTTTTTCATTTTTATTAAACCAATCATATAAATTATTAACAATAGATGTTGTAAATGGTGACATGTCAATTTTTACAATACGTGATTTGGTTTGTGCATCATATGACACTCCAGGAGCAGTTAAGTTAAAAGCAATAAACATTCCTTCTTGAATATCATCACCACTTAAATTTTCATCTTTATCTTTTAACCATTTCTTTTCTTTAAAAAATTTATTAAATTCTCTGGTTAAAATAGTTTTTATCTGAGTAATATGTGGTCCAGCATCTGTGCTGCCGGTGTTAACATATGCGATCATATTTAATGAATATTTTGATGTATAAGTAATAACCATATCAAGTTTATTCTTACCTGCATCAAAATTCATATTCATACGAGAATTAATGATTTCTGAATCGCCAACTGCATCATCTACTAAATCATTTAATCCATGTTTAGATGTAAAAATTTCTTCTTTATCATCTATCGTTAATTTAATAGTTAATCCTACACATAAGCAAGTCAAAATATGAAATAGTTCTTTTACTTTATTTATATCAACTTCTGGATGTGTAAAAAATTCTTCTGAAGGCTGCCATCTTACATAAGTTCCATTTGGTTCTTTTGATTTACTGACTGATCTATTGACAAAAATTCCTTCTTCAAAAAAGATACATTCAGTTTGTCCATCTCTCCACGTTTCAACTTCCATTTTATGTGAAAGGAAATTCGTAAGTTTAGAACCAATACCATTTAAGCCAAGAGCTGTTCCTTCATATACTCCATCATCTGAAAATTTACCTGAAGTATTTAATGTATCAAAAGAAGCTTGAAGGATAGTTTTTCCATCATCTCTCATAGAATTAACAAGAAAACCTTGAGCATAATCTCGTACCATATAAGAGTTTTCTTTTGTATCTATTTTTACTTCAATTAAATTTCCATGTCCTGCTTTAAATTCATCAATAGCATTAGAAATTATTTCGATTAAAAGCTGTGTAGAATATTCTGTAGAACCACAATAAACTCCTGGGCGGAGACGTGTAAACTCACGAGGGTCTAATGATTGTATACTATCTTCCGTATATAATTTATTATTCATTTATTTTACCTCTTTTTTATTATATACATATATTATATCATAAATTATTAAAAAAATCAAAAAGATTAAGAAGAAAGTCTCTTCTTAATCTTTTCTAAAATTTTAATGATTTTTAAATTTCAAATTCATAATCTTTTTCTGGTAAGACTGCATTAAGCACAACTCCAAGAATTGCCGCAATAGCTAAACCAGTTAATGTAATTGTTGCGGAACCAATATTAAATGTAACTCCGCCAACAGAACTGAATCCCAATCCACTTACAAACATTGTTGCAATAACAATTAAATTGCGGGACTTAGTTAAATCAACATTATTCTCAACCATATTTCTAACACCAACAGCAGAAATCATACCATAAAGAATAAAACTAATTCCTCCTATAATGGCGGTTGGGATAGAATTAATCAATGCCGCGAATTTTGGAGAGAAAGATAAAATAATTGCAAAATATGCTGCTAATCTTACTACTCTTGGGTCATATACTTTTGATAATGCTAATACGCCAGTATTTTCTCCATATGTTGTGTTTGCGGGTCCGCCGAATAATCCAGCAAATGAAGTCGCAAGACCATCACCAATTAATGTTCTATGAAGTCCGGGGTCTGAAATGAAGTTTCTTTTTGTTGTAGAAGAAATTGCTGAAATATCACCAATATGTTCCATCATTGATGCAATTGCTATTGGAGCCATAATAATAATTGAAGTAAAATCAAATTTTGCAATTGTAAATTTTTGTATTCCAATAATACTTGTATTTTGTACTGTACTAAAATCGACTAATCCTAAACATAAAGCAGCAAAATAACTTATTGCTATACCAAGTAAGATAGGAACAATTTTAATCATTCCTTTGCCCCAAATATTAGCTATAACAATTACTACAATAGCAAGAATTGCTAATCCCCAGTTGGTTGATGCATTTGAAACTGCGCTTCCAGCAAGATTTAATCCAATCATAATAATCATTGGACCAGTAACAGTAGGTGGAAAATATTTCATTACTTTTTTAGTTCCAAGAGTTTTAAACAATAGGGCTAGAACTAAGTAAAGTAAACCAGCAATTACTATACCACCAAGTGCATGTGCAAGTTTATCATCTGGAGTCATTGTTGCATATTTACCTGTATTTAATGCGGAAACCGCTTGAAATCCTCCAAGATATGCGAATGAGGAACCTAAAAATGCTGGTATCTAAAATTTAGTACATACATGAAAAAGCAAAGTTCCTAAACCCGCAAATAATAGAGTTGTTTGGATACTTAATGGTAATCCATAACTTTGAACTAAAATAGGAACTAATACTGTTGCTCCAAACATTGCAAATAAATGTTGAAAACCTAAAGTTAACATTTTTGGAGTCCCAAGCTATCTAGCATCATAAATTTCTTTTTCCAATTTTAATTTCTCCTTTTTCTTTTTATTATACCAAAAAATTTTAAATTTAGCAAGTTATAACAATATGATTCTTTAGTATAATATCAGAAAATTTAGATTTGTTCATAGTAGCAAGTGCATCTGCAAGTTCATTACCTATCATACCTTTATGACCATCAACTTTAATTATATATATTTGATTTATGAAAAAATTTATATTATAATATTCATATAAAGATAAAATTATATCTAAATTTTTTATTGTTTCATTTTTACTATTTTTCCAATTGTTTTTACTCCAAGAATAAATCCAAGAATTGAGGATATTAACACAATATGCAGAATCAGAATAAATAGTTGCTTGTTGATTTTTATATTTGGTATTTAATAATTCAAATGTTTTTAGAAATGCTTTTAATTCCATTTGATTATTTGTTACATTGTGAAAATTTTCACAATAAGCATCAATTAAATGATTATCATTATCAAAAATTACAATACCAAAACCACCCTATGAATTCTATTTACCATTACCGCGACAAGAACCATCTATATAAATATATAACATATAATAAACTCCTATTTCATTTTATTATAAATTATATCATAAATATTTTTATTTTGCAAATAGAGACAAAAAAATAGGTAATTTAATAGCTTTAGCTATTAAATTACCTATACAAAAAATTATCTTAAATATTTTTTAGAGCAGAATCCAGTATATTTACCATATACAACATAATACCAATCTCCAGTATAATAGCCATAACAGGTAACTTTACTACCATCTGGCATAACTGTGATAATTGGTTTAGATAAACTTGCCCCTGACCGCAATCTTAAGTTTGCTGTTGTAGTATATGTTTTTGCAATATTTTTATTAAAAGATTGAGCATAATCAACTTTTATTGTAGATGGAACAGTAGGTGGATTTACTGTTGTAGGAATATTTCCAACAGTAAATGTTTCTTTTTGCTATTGCTTTGTTCCATATTTAGGTTTTGCATAACCGCGAATACATCCATACCCAATTGGAATAGTTCTACGACCAACTTTTCCACCATTCATGTTACCTTCAATAACAGTTATATTATTACCAGATACAGATTCAACCATTCCAATATGGTCTGCATATCCATTATTCGGTTGAGTTGTATCATCCCAGTTATAAGTAATTAAATATCCTTTTTCTGGAACTATTGTACCATCTTCTTCCCAGATACCAGCTTTTTTAAATAATGCGATATGATTTTCAACACCACATTCAGTTCCACCAATTAAATCTACTGCATTTAATTTAATGAAAATTGCACTAATAGTAGTGTCACAATAAGCATCCTTATAAGTTACTTTATAGCCTCTTGCTCTTGGTGTATAATTATTATAAGTATCAATAATTACTTTATGAGTACCTTCAGAACGAGATAAACCAATCCATGATCTAAAAATATTTAAAGCATCATCTGCGGTAACAGTATTATCATTTTTATTATCCACGATTACAGCTGGCTATGGTTGAGCTATTATATTATTTAACATTGTTTCGTCAAATAAATAATTCATATCAACATATCCATTAATGCCATTAATTCTTCCTGTTGATGTATATTGTTGCATAGCGCATGGATAATCGGGGGCACCCGCATAATCTGCTAACCAAATAGGATATTCTGAAAGTTGGTTCCAATTATAATAGTTCTTATAATAATCTGTATTAGTATAAATAAATAATTTTGTACACCCAAGAGATTTTAATGTATCTAAATACTATTTTGTATATGCTGTACATTTTTCTCTTGTGCAAATTTCTTTATTTTTCTTCCAAGTGTCATATTCAAGATCTACGGCAATCCATGTATTTATTGGATTTAAACCAGCTTTTTTAATATTATCAAATGTTGCTTGAGCATTTTCTTTAATAGTTGCTCCATTGGTATAAACAAAATGATATACCATAATTGGAATATTATTATTTTGACATTCTTTTACATATTCAATAAATTTTGCGTCTATTGCTTTTCTATAACCCTATCTAAGAACAATAAAATCTACTTCTTTACTATTTTTTACTTTTTTAAAATCTATATTTCCTTGATGATAGGAAATATCAATACCTTTTAACATACTAAACCTCCTTTATTTATTTTTAGGTTTAGGTTTATCGTATGTCATTGCTAATTTACTATCAGTTAAGCCTTCTGTTGTTGGGTCATTGATTGCATTCCATACTGAGACAGCGATTAAACCTAAAACATAAGGATTTTGCAATGCTTCAATAAGAACTTTTCCTAATATTGCCCAAGATGTTAAATCTTGAAATGTTAATCCAGCATATGCTAAAATTGGTGTTAAAATTGCAAGAATTAATTGAACAATAAAAACAGGATTTTTAAATCTTACTTTAAAATTCATTTTATTACCTCCTTAGAATATAAAAATAAGGAACTATTTTTATAATAGTTCCTTAAAAAATATAATATTTTTGTTCTTGTATATATTATTAAAAATATAATTTAAAAATTATTTAACTTTGTCCAATTATTAAAATCATTAATTATTTTTTATATTTCGAAATGATATTCTCTTATCAAAACCATGATTTTCTAATTTATCAATATCTGTAATTCCTATTGATTCTGTTCTTTCTGAAGCAGTTTTTTCTAATGAAAAATACTCTTCAATAGATAAATAAATATCAACTGGGTTAACAATACTTGCAATTCCACAAGCCTTTAAAAGAGGAATATCTTTTTTAATTTTCTTAAAACCACCTCGGAAATCTTGCCATATTGTATGTGTATTAAGATTTTTCTTAATTTTATAATCATTAGTGTTAATTCTTTGAATAAAAGTATTTAATGTTTTTTCATTATAAGTGTTTTTCTTAATTTTGTAAATGAATGGAAAAGAAATTATGTCAAGTTTAATTAATTCTCTTTTTTTATTATAATTCTTCCAGGTGGTTAACAGTTCCATATTATAATTTATAGGTCTATTATAAATATTTTTTTCCGTAATTTTTAACAAAAATAGCCAAAAAGTATTACAAATTTGAAGTAAAAGATATTCACTATCATCATTTGTATCCCAAATGTTACTACAAATAAAATCTTTTGTTAATAAAAATGAATTTGTTCTGTCAAAAACTAAAGAATTATCATAATATATATTTTGAATATAATCATAAAAATCTGAATTTTTATCAATAATTCTCATTATTATATAATTCCTTTCTTTTTTAAATTACCTCTAAAAATTCTATAGGGTTCCTTTCTATTACCTTCTTCATCAAAGTTATGATACTTTATTTCAAGTTGGAAATCTTCATAATTATAATCACTATAAAAAGGACGAATTTCAACATGATTTTTTTCAGCCCCGCAATAGATGCAATATAATTTCTTTAAATGTCCAGGTTCTTTATATCGTCTATTTCTTGGAATAGGTATTCCTTTCTTCTGACAGCATACGCAATACATTTCAGAAATTTCAGTTGTCAATATATTTCCTCCTTTAATTATTTTTCAATTACATTGATAATAATTTTAGGTTGACCACTATCTTCCATGCGAATAACAAAAATAGGTTCATCTTCGTCTTCTGGATTCATTCTTCCAATTTTATAGTTTACAATAGTCCATGGAATTTCAAATACGCATCCTTCAAAAATAGGTTCCTTATCATCCATGCCCCAAATTATTACATTAGTTAGACTATCTACATATTTTATCCAATTTTTAAGTTTCATAAATATATACTTCCTTTCTTTTATTTAATTTTTCTATATATATTATAACAAAAAATAAATAAAAAAACAAGGTAGTAAAAAATTACTACCTTATATAAAATATAATATTAATTATTTGTAAAATTATCTACAAATTCTTCAATAGCTAAAAGCATTTCAGTATCTTCGATATAGAAAATGTCCGTATGATATTTAGTATAATACCAAGAAATAAAATTTAAAATAAACTGACCAAATCTCCAATCATAAAGTTTTTTATGGTTTTCTCTAAGCTTATCATAAAAATCATAAAGTCTATTAATATCTCTCATATATTTACTCCTTACCAATTATTTTTAAATCTTGAGGGACATTTTTTATTAAAAAGTTCTATAATATTTTGTATATCTACCTCTTTTATTCCATTACATAAATATTTTTCCCAAAGATTATATAAACAAATTTCTAAATAATCATCATTCATTTTTTCTTTATAAATTTCATTATGCGGGAGTTGCTTCCAGTCAGGTTTAAGACTGGTTATTTTATCCCATACTGAATTCATTGTGCGATAACTACGACGAGTCATTTCTTCACGCACTTCTGCCGCATAACTAATAAAATGATCATAATCATAATCTAAAACAAAATTAACTAAAATATGATTTGGAGTTCCATTCTTTTGGATAGCTCTTGCAATGGCTGATAATTCTCTCCATTGAGCAATAAGTTGTTCTCTTGGAAGTACTGAAATAAAATCTTTATGCCACAATCTCATATTATTTATTCTCCTTTATGAGTCATTATGAAAATAATAATTATAATAATAATTATAAAAATACTAATCCAAAGCGGCCATAAGACTACCCACCAACTCCATTCAATAAAACCAGTTAATTTTAAAACAATATTTATTAGCAAAAGGGCATCAAAGAAACCAATTCCTCCATATGTACTCTGTTTCATTTAAAAATCCTCCTTTTTAAAATAGATAGGCAATTGCCGCAATATATTTTTCTTTAAGTTTTTCTGTAAGAGTTTCTGTTTGTGTAAAATGATCATATATATCAGCAAGTTTTACAATATATGCTGGCATATATTCAGGATTATTTTTTGCCATTAAATAAATTTTTTCAATATATTTATTATAGTCTTCATCCTTTTCTTTTGTTAAAAGAGAAAGATTTTTTTCAAATTTTTCATCAAACTATACGTTTCTTTTAATATCTGTATCTTCATATAAATCATGTGCTAAACCAAGCTGATAAACAAAATAATAAATTTCATAAGATAGGTTAAAAAAATTTGTAATTTCTTTTGCTTTATTTGCTACTCTTTTTGCATGTTCAAATGTTTTTTCATCATAATATAAATTACATAATTCTAACATAGCATTATTTGTCATCATAAAATTTTCTCCTTATATTTTTAAGGTTCTAAATATTTCTTCTATATATTTCTATAAAAATTATAACAAATTTTTAATAAATAATCAAGAAATTTTCAAATGGTCGAGAAGAGATAATTAACAGATAAAATTTTTTATATATATTATATAGGATTCTTCAAAAATAAGAAAAGGAGATAAAAGGATATGGCAAATGAGATTAGATATCAAGTTGGCTTTGATGTAAAACAAGGCGACTTGAGTAAATTAAAATCTTCATTACAATAGCTTCAAAAATTAAAAATAAGTGATGTAATGAAGATAAATAGTACAGATGCAGCATCTGCTACAACTATGCTTACTAAAATAAAAACATAGGCAAAAAATGTAGAAGATGCTTTAAAAAATGCTTTTAATGCCAAATTAAACACTGTAAATATATAGAGTTTTAACAGATCTTTAAGAACTTCTGGTACTACTATATAGCAAATTTATAAAGCATTTAGTTCTGCGGGGACGAGTGGAGAAAACGCATTTAGAAGTTTGTCATCTCAAGTTTTAAGTACAAATATCCAATTAAAAGAAACACATGGTTTGTTGGATAAGATGGCAACAACACTTACTAATACTATTAAATGGAATGTTGCTTCTGGTGCTGTGAATAGTATGTCTCGTGCAGTTGAACAAGCTTGGGGATATACTAAATCATTAGACACTTCATTAAATAATATTCGTATAGTTACTGGTAAATCTGCTGAAGAAATGGGTAATTTTGCGGTAAAAGCAAATGAAGCTGCTCAAAGTTTAGGCAAAACCACAACAGATTATACCAATGCTGCATTAATTTATGCTCAGCAGGGTTTGTCTGATAAAGAAATATAGGAAAGAGCAAGAATTACTTTAATGACAGCTAATGTTACTGGACAATCTACATCAGATGTTTCTGAGGAATTAACAGCTGTCTGGAATGGTTATAAAGTAAATGCAGAAGAGGCGGAACTTTATATTGATAGACTTGCTGCGGTTGCTGCTACAACAGCATCAGACCTTGAGGAATTAAGTACTGGTATGAGTAAGGTCGCAAGTGCGGCAGCCGCGATGGGAGTTGGTGAAGACCAATTAGCTGCACAATTATCAACTATTATATCTGTTACCCGCCAAGCTCCAGAATCAGTTGGTACTGCGTTAAGAACTGTGTATGCTCGTATTTCTGATATTAAAGCTGGTATTGATGAGGATGGAGTTACTCTTGGCAATTATTCTGGCAAGATGGCAGAATTAGGATTTAATGTTCTTGATGCTGCGGGTAACCTTCGCGATATGGGCGAGGTTATGGAAGAAATTGGCGGTCGTTGGCAAGATTTAACCAGAGAACAACAGATTTCTCTTGCACAAACAATGGCTGGTCAGAGACAGTATTCTAATTTAATTGCCTTATTTGATAACTTTGAAAAATATAATGAAGCATTAAATACTGCTCAAAATGCGGCAGGTACTTTACAAAAACAGCAAGATATTTATATGGAATCAACTGCTGCTCATTTACAAACATTAAAAGCTGCCGTTGAAAACATATACGATAGTTTAGCTGATACAGATAGTATTAACAGTATAGCTGATGGACTTGCAGTTGCCGCAAACTTAACTGCTAATTTAATTGATAGTCTTGGTGGTGGTAGTGCTGTATTAAAATCACTTGGTGCTATTGGTGTTACTGTTTTTAGTGAACAAATAGCAAAAGGAATAAATACCACTATTACCAATTTAGAGATTGGTCGAGACAATGCTATACAGTTTGATCAGGCTCTTCAAGCTACAAAAGATTGGCAAGGAATTCCTAAATTAGATGAAACTAGTAAAAAATTATTAGAAAATAGAGAGCAATTATTAGAATTATCTAGACTTATGACACCAGAACAATTTTCTGGTATGCAAAAAATATTAAATGATATTACAAACTTAGGTAATGAAATAAAAACAATATAGTCTAAAATTTAGCCACTATCAACTGTTTTAAAAGATTTTACAAATACTTCTTTAACTGATGTTTTAGGTAATAAAGAAGAAATTGATAATATAATTACAGAAATTGATAAACCTATTGATGATTTAGAAAAATTACAATAGAAAATTGAAAATGTAAAAGAAACTTTTAGAGATTCTTTTAGTGAAGCACAGGTTTTATTTAATAAAAATAAAAATATTGATACTTTTGATGATGTATTTGATGAAGCTCAAATTAAAGTTATTTCTTTCTTAGATACGTTACATGATTTAAAAGAAACTAATGCTTTTAAAGGTCTTTCTAAAGAAGCAAAAGAAGAGTTAGATAAAATTGATATTGAATGGGATGAATTACAGGATAAATTAAAAACAATGTCTTCTGCTGAAGATAAATCTCAAGCTTTTAAAGCATTTTTTGATAAAATATCTGATGCTGCCTCTACATCTACAGGAGAAATTAAAAGAAAATATGAAGAACTTTTAGGAGTTTTAAACGATCCAGCTATTGTTAATTCTCTTGAATAGAAACAACAAAAATTAGAAAAAATGATGAATAGTTTTGTTACTGGTCAAGAGAGAATGCAAAGAGCTGCTAATATTGAGAATTGGGCAAAGGCTGCTGGTGGTATTGCACAAGTTGGTTCTGCAATTCAGCAAATACAAAATCTTGGTAGTATTTGGAAAAATTCTGACTTATCTGGTGGTCAAAAATTATTTCAAACTATTACTAATTTATCAATTTCATTACCTATATTAGCTAATGGTTTTACAAAAGCAACGGTTGCATTAGGATTAATGAAAGTTGCAACAACAGAAGAATAGATTGCGGCTATTAAAGCAACAACAACTGAAATAGCTCATGCAGGAGCCATTTCATTAGTAGAAACAGCTTCTGGTGCAGCAGCGGTAAAAGTTCAATTATTAAATAAGACTTTATTACTTAATCCTTTTATATTAGCGGCCGCTGCAGTAATGGGATTAGTAGCTGCATATGATAAATTTACAATGTCTGCAAAATAGGCAGAATAGGCATTGTCTAATTTTAATAATAAACAAGCCGAATTAACAAAAAATATTTCATCTACTCAAAATACTGTTCAAGATTTAGAATCTTTAAGAGAAGAATATAATTCTTTATCTAACATTGTTGGACAATATGATCAAAACATTGATGCTCTTTCTGATAAAGAAAAAGAAAGATGGGAACAAATTAAACAAAAAATTGTTGATGTTAATCCAGATATTCTTGCTGCTTACGACGATCAACATCAAAGAATTATAATAAAAAATGACGCACTTGATCAAACTATTGAAAAATTGTAGAAAATAAATGATTTAGAATTAAAAGAATTTGTTAATGGAGATGATTTTACTAAAGCTATTGAGGCAAAGAGTGTAAAATCTGTAGACGCAAGGAAACAAGCTGAAGCATAGCAAAAATCTCTTGAAAATGATTTTGGTTCTACAATTAGCGGACAAAATTTTAGTATAATTGATCCAATTATACTAAATGCAACTAAAGCATAGGATATTTCATAGTCTGAAATTCAAGAATTTACAACGCTTAGTACAAAAACAATTTAGAAATTAACAAAAGAGTAGAAAAAGAGATATAATGAACTTTTAGATTTATTTGCCAATAGTAAAAATCAAGAATTAAGTTCTTTTGTTTCTGAATATAAAGATGATTTATTATAGTCTATAGATGAATATTTAGGGGCTTGGGATGCGGCAAATGGAAAATTAATTGCTGCTCAAGAAAAAGCCAAATAGGCATCTAATGGCGATCCTACAATGTTAGTAGAAACATTAATGCTTGGAAATGAAAATAAGGCTAATTATGAAAGATTAAAATAGGCTGGTGTATAGGATCTTGAAGCAAGATTAACCGCCTGGGCTGAAGGTCATAAAGAAG